CCCAGACTTGACAGGTGGGCAAGATGGTGGGGTAATGGGGGCAAGCCTTTCGAGCTCGGCGGAACGAGCACCGGCCCCACATCCCCGGGGGCCGGAAGGAGTCGGTTCAACCCCGGCGCAAGGCACCAGGCCGGTCCCGCGGACCGGTCGAAGGGGACGCGATAGCGACCCTGGGACCTGGTGTAACGGCAGCACGCCCCGCAGGGCCCCGGCCCGTTGGGGGAGGTGTCCGGTTCGAGTCCGGGCGGTCCACGACAGAGCACGGCCGACGCGACGACGAAGAGGTCGAACCCCATGATGATGAAGATGACCGTCCACGAGCTGGACCGGATCGCCGAGCTGGTGCACCTGCAGGCCGACACCCTGGCCGAGGAGGGCGACCTCGAGGCCGCGGCGCCGGCGGCGAACCTCGCCGCGCGGCTGGACCAGGTGCGCGAGTCCGGGCGCCGGCGCGGCACGGACGTCCCCGTCCTGGTCGTGTGACACGAGGGCCGTACTGAACGCACCGACGCCATGACCACTGATGCGGTCATGGCGTCGGTGCGTTCGCGCTTGCCGGGCGCGGCCTGCTACCTGAGGTCCTTCTCCTCGGTGCCCTGGTAGCGGGCGCGGGCCTGGGCCGAGACCTGGTCGGCGATGTGCCAGTACCGGTTGAGCCGGTCGTCCTCGCGGGCCTGGCGGCTCGAGAGGTACCGGACCGCGGCGGTGATCAGGATGCTGGGGTCGGTCTCGGTGTTGCGCTGGTGGGCCATGATCGCGTAGATCATGGAGGCCGGGAGGGCGCCGCGGGCGCCGGACGCGGCGAGCCACGCCAGGGCGTCGGCGAGCTGCCGCGACGGCGTCGGCAGCCCCGGCTCCATCTCCCGGAAGTCGGTCAAGGACGGCGCCCGTACTCGCGGACGTACACCGCGGCCAGCGCGAGGACCGCGGCCTGGATGCACGGATACTTCTCCGCACGCACCTGCCCGAGGGCGGCTTCCTCGATCTGGTCGAGGTTCTCGGCTGTGGAGAGCCAGCAGCCGAGCTCGAGGGCCTCGGTGTCGCCGATCGTACGGTCCTGGGCGCGGGCGTACCTGCGGCCCTTCGCGATCAGGCTGTTCGAGCCCGGGGCCGTGACCGCGGCCTCGGCCAGCGGCGCGTAGGCGTCGATCCACTTGCGCACCCACTGCGAGAAGTCCGGGGGGCCGGGCGGGTCGAGGAACGGGGCGGTGGGGTGCGGGATCGCCGGACGCGTCTGCGCTACGGCGCCCGGGTTCCGGAATTCGGACCCGGGAGCGGGTTCCGGAAGGACTTCGGTGACGCGCTCGGGGATCAGCGCAGCCGCCTCGTCGCCGTCGATGGCGGTCATCAGCTCGGTGTTGCCGTCCTTGACGCTCATGCCAGGATCACCTCTACCCAGTCGAGTTCCGGACTGTCCGGATGGACGTGCCACGTGGTGGCCTTCACGTCGTGCGGGACGCCGCGCACGGACACGGCCGAGCCGGCCGCGGGCGCCGGGGCAGTGAATAATGTGGCGGCAGCCGCGCCGTCGGCACCGGGCCGGGCGAACCGCATGACGACCCTGACCGGTTCGGCGTCGTCCTCGGCCTCGTACTCGAACCTCACGGCAGGTACTCGGTCCAGCCGCACGCGAGCATCAGCGGCAGCGGGTCGCCGTCGAACCCGGTGAACCAGGGCCTGCTGTACCGGCTGCTCGGCGCGCCGGCCGACCTGGTGTTGAAGTGCTCGAGCAGCGGGCCCTGCGGGTCGACGTGGATGCCGGGCAGCTCCAGGTTGGCGGTGCCGGCGAAGTTCCAGTACCGGCGCTTCACGTCGACCATCGGGCCGGCGCCGTGCCCCTCCTCGCGGTACAGCTCGATACAGGCCGTCTCGTCACCGCCGGGGATCGCGCCCATCTCGACCTCGCGCACCAGCAGCACGCCGAACGAGCCGAAACCGCTGGCGCCGTGGGTGACGGTGCACCACTGCTTGACCTTCACCGGTACTCCTCGTGGTGCGGCCAGATGAACGGCATGACTTCCGGCGACGAGGCGAGGTGGTCGCGCTCGCGGCGCATCAGGTACTCGTGGACGGCCTTCGCGTTGAGCGCGTCGCTGAGCGCGTTGTGCTCAGGCCCGACCAGCGGCACCGGCGGCTCGCTCAGGTCACAGCATGTTCTGGCCGCTTCCTGCTGGATGTCGAAGGTGGCCATGGGGAATCCGTCGGGCAGATCGGCCATCCGGCCGAACAGTTGCGCGTAGACCACGTGGTCGTAGGCCGAGAAATCGGCCCACAGCTGGGGCGACGGGGTGGCCGCGATGAAGTCTTTGACACGGCGCGCGATCTCGGGGCGGTGGTGCACGGCGGCGCGCAGGTAGTCCGGGTGCTTCTTGTCCCACTCCCAGGCCCACCGGTAGCCGAATGAGTCCCTACCGCGGTCCCACATCCGGATCGGGAGGTGGGCGGCGACGTTCTCGCGCAGCCACGTGTCGTTGACCGTGCGGGAGATGGCGCCGTGGTCGGTGTTGACGAGATACAGGCTGTCGCCGTCCTCTCGGACCATGCCGATCGACAGCAGCTCGATGACGTGGCCGTCTTCCACGAATTCTGAATCCACGTAGATCCGCATCAGCCTGTTTCCACCCATTTCTTCAGTTCGTCGATGGAGCACTGGGCGATGGTGCCCAGGCAGGCTGTGAGCCTGCCGATCAGGATCGCCGTCTCCTTGGGGCCCAGGCGCGCCTTCACGGTGTGGCGCCCGGTGTGGCGGTCGTGGTAGGTCAGGGAGAGTTGAGTCTCGAGGGTGTCGGGCAGCAGGTCGACCAGGATGTCGCCGAGCGCGGCGGCCGCCTCTTCGGGTGCGTCGGCGCTCACGGTGCGCCCCCGGCCTTCATGGTGATCTTGTAGGGTGCCGGGCGGCCGGCGCGCAGCCGCAGGGTCAGCGGCCCGTACTCGCCGTGCACGTACTCGGCGCTCCGGTTGACCGCCCTGGCCGGCGGGTAGCCGGTGCTGTTGCACAGGGCGAGGCGAGGGCCGTCCTGGGTGTCCACGACGGCCCAGTCGTCGCCGGCTGTGTCGGTCCACCGGTCGTCGAGCCGCGGCTTGGACATGCCGAGGTCGACGGGGATGGGGCGCGACACGGGGCCGGCCGGATCGGTGTCCACGTACATCACTCTTCCCTGGGTGAAGGTGCCCACGGGCTCAGCCGCCTGTGGTTCGGCAGAACTCGGAGCGCCGGTAGGTGCCCACGAGGCCGGAGGGGTGCAGGGCGATGCCGTACCGGCGCCGCGGCCAGCGCCCGTAGATCCCGACGACGGTACCGGGTCGTCGCTCCCAGCCGTCGATGCCGCGGTCGCGCAGGACCGCGACCTTCTCGCCGGGCTCGACCCTACTCATCGTCCGGGTCCCTTGGCCAGAGCGTGTCGCTGTCCACGACGAACCGCGGCCCGGAGGGCGTCACGGCGCGCACCAGCACTCGGTCGCGCTTGACGCCTTCGACGACTGCCTGACGCGCCGTGATGGTGCCCAGCTCAGTCAGGACCTCCACCCAGCACAGGTCGCCGACCTGCCAGGGCGTGACCACAGGGTGGGCCGGTCTACGTCCGAACATCCTCTTCCTCCTCGTCTGCCACGGTGGCGACTTCCCACACCACGTGCTCGTCGTTCCACCACTCCCGGTGGTACTCGGTGACCAGATGGGCGCCCTGGGCGACGAACAGCCAGCCGCCTTTCTCGGGTCCGTGCGCCCGCTCGTGCAGGGCGGCGAGAATCCGTTCGGCCAGCACGGTGGCATCGGGCTCGCCGAGCCTCCACATCGGGTCCTTGCGGATCGCCTTCTCGATCAGCTCCTGGAGCTGATCGTCAGCCTTACTCATCGTCGGTCTCGTCGTCGTGGGTGGACACCATCCAGATCGTGAACGGGCCGTCGCCGTCTTCGTCGTTCCCGGCGTGGTCGGTCTCCTTGATGCGGTATACGTCGCCGCTCCGGATCAGCCAGGAGAAGCCGTCCTTGTAGCTCTGACTGAATTCCTTCAGGTCTGCCACGATCTGCTCGGCCAGGGCCTCGGCCGAATCGATCTGGGTGTCGCAGACGCGCCACGCGGTTCCTGCGATCAGTTGGGCGAGCTGCTGCTCGGCGGTGCTCACTGTTTGTCTCCTGTTCTGGGCCGCAGCCACGAGTTGATGGTTTCGTGGGTGCCGTCGTCGTGCCGGATCAGGTACGGCTTTGCTGTGCGCGCGGCACGGTACTCCTCGGTCGGGTTCGCGAACGGCGGCAGCGTGCTCTTGTTCAGGAGCCCGGTGCGCAAGGCGACGGCGACGGCGCCCGCGGTGGGCCGGGAGCAGCGGCCGGATACGCCTAGTTTGCGTGCGATGTTGTATTTGCAGATTTTGACCGCGTAGGGCGGCATGTCCAGGATTGCGGCGAGTGTGAAGCCGTCGCTTCCGTGGATGGCGATGGCGGTGAGGACTGCGAGCTCTTGTTTGCTGAGCGGGGTGTCGGGCGCGGGGTCGCGTCGTCCCATGACGGTTACCGTCCGCGCAGTGCGCGGCGGATGATGCGGGCGACCTGGGCGGCGGCGGCGAAGGTGATGCCGGTGGTGGCGCAGGCCAGTATCCCGGCGCCCCCGATCTCGGCGGATGCGGCCCACAGGCCGGTGGCTGTCGCGAACATGGCGGTGCCGGCCGCGATGGTCGAGGCGACTGTCGCGATCGCGCCTGCGAACTCCCACACGTTGGCTGTTCTCCCCTGGTGAGTCGTTTTGATTTGATCTTGGCAGAGTCGGGGGCGCGACGGCCGGTGCGACGCTACTGGCCGAGGGTGCGCAGTGCCTGCTGGGGTGTGACGCAGGCGAGCAGCTCGTGCAGGATGCCCTTGGGGATGTCGTAGCGGATCGCTTCATCCTCGGGGAAGAACGATGCGCTGTTGATGCGGCCGATGATCCGGGTGCTGCAGATGTGGACGCGTCCGACGCCGGTCTTGGTCAGGTTGTCGTGGTGGTGGGTGAGCCGGTGGTACATCAGTCGTCTCCGTCGTCGGGGTCGCCCTTGGTTTCGGGGTGCAGGTCGAGGCCCAGGTCGATGGCGATCGCGCGCACGGCCGTATGGGCGTCGGTGTTCCCCGCGATCCACTGCTCGGCCAGGGCCCGGATCTTGACCTTCTGCAAGGCGGTGATGGGCTCCGGGTGACTGGTGTCGCCCCGGGGGCCGTCCGGGATGGCACCGCGCACCCGCAGGCGTTGGACGACCTTCACGTCCTGGCCGAAGGAGGCGCACCACAGCTTGGCGTCCATGGCGCCCGGGTCGAGCTGCTCGACCTGCCGGGCGAACGCCAGCACGTCGTTCAAGGTGATGCCGCGCGAGTCCCCGGCCTCGACCGTGTACTGGGCTCCTGTGGATGCGGTCATAGCGGTGATCCCTTCTCGTGACTGGTCATCCGTCGAATTCCTTGAGGTGGGTGCCGCAGCGGCGGCAGGTGCGGGTGCGGTAGAACGCGCCGCGGCCTGCGTGGATCCAGGTGGTCCACGAGGCCGTGTCGCCGATGGACGCTCCGATGAGGGGAGCGGGGTGGCCGAGGAGGGCGCAGCGGGCCTTGCCGAGCATCAGGTGACCTCCGCTAGTCCGACGCACAGCTGCATGATTCCGACGATGCCCGCGCAGAACACGGCGAGCTCGAGGAGCAGGGCGCTGGCGGGATGCTCGTTGAACCACTGCTGCATCTTCTTGTCGAGGACGATCACGGCGGCGAGTACGGCCAGGAGGGCGGCGCCGATGGCCAGGTGTGTCACGGGCGGCGCGTCCTGCCGGGCCGGTCGAGCCACGCGGCGCCCCTGGCGCCGGGGGCGAGCCACAGCCATCCGGCGTCGGCGTCGTGGGTCAGTTCGAGCCATCCGGCGTCGGCTGCGGCGGTGATCTCGTCCTGGGTGAACATCATCTGCCCGATCCGGATCAGCGGGTAAGCGGAGCCGGGGATGCGTTCGGAGGCGACGCGGGCCCTGCGGTCGGGGTCGCCGTGCTTCTCGACCAGCATCAGGATGCCGCCGGCGGTCAGCGGGGGCGCTTCGGGGGCCGTAGTGTCCACTACGGGGCGACCAGCTCGCCGGCGGGAGTGTCTTCGGCGCGGGGGGCGAAGCGGGCGAGCTGCTCGAGCAGCTGCTTCACGAGGGGTTCGCCGGCGACGTAGCTCTCGGCAGTGGGCACGTCGGCCAGGAGCCGGGTGTACAGCGCGCGGGCAGAGGCGGCCAGCCAGCCGTCGAGGGGCGCCCAGGCCATGACGTCCGGGTCGAGCAGGTGCCAGTGGTCGGAGGGGCTGATGCGGATGCCGACGTTGGGTTTGCTGGTCAGCAGCCCCTTGGTGGTGAGGGTGACGAGGGCTTCGCGGACCGCGGTGCGGGAGACTCCGTAGCGCTTCTGGATGTCGTCGGCGACGAAGCGGTAGCCGACGGGGAGCACGCCGGTGAGGATGTCGCGGCCCATCTGTTCGGAGATCATGTAGGAGAGGTTTCGCTGCATGCCGTCGAGGTTCACGCGGGGTTTCTCCTGGGGGTTGCTGCGAATGTTGTCGTGCCGACTATCCTACCACTCGGGTTGACTGTAGGGAAGGTCCCGGGCGCGGTGCGGACGGATACGTTGAGACCCCGTGCGCCGGTGGGGACGCACGGGGTCTCGACGGGCCGTGCTCGCGGCGCGGCCTACACGGGTCGGACACCTCGAACTGTCCTTAGCTCACCGTGTCCTCGGGATCGGCCGCAGCGCCAACTGCGGTACCGATGAAACTCGCGATCAGGGTCGCCAGGTGGCTGTCGAACCCTGCGATGTTCAAGACGCCCCCGTCCTGCGGATCGACGACCTGGTAGCCGTTGGCGGTGGTCGCGGCCACCACCACCCGGGCCGCGGGATTCACGACGCGCCGGTAGTCGCGCAGGACCGCGGACGGGTGGCCGCCGGCCCAGGTCACGTTGTCCGTGATCAGCACGAAGCCGTCCACGTGCAGCCGATTCGCCAGAGCCCAGGCGATCGGGGAGCCGATGTCGGTGCCGCCTCCGGTGTGCGGCAGGTTGAACACCTCGGACAGGGACATGTCCTCGCGCAGCTTGGACGCCAGGACCTCGGTGTCGAACTCGACCGGCCACACGCCGGCCGAGCCGTGGGTGCGCATCAGGATCTGCGCCACCGCGCTGCCGACGTGGTAGGCCGAGCCCAGCATGGAGCCGCCGGAGACGACCTGGTTTCCCATGGAGCCGGACTTGTCGACCGCGACCACGAGCTTGGCGTGGTAGTTCTCGGCCACGGCGAACGACAGGTTGTAGGCAGCGTTGAGTGCAGTGACGACTTCCGGAACCGGGGTCCAGGTGCGCAGCGGGGCGTTCGGGTTGGGCTGCGCCCGGCCGGACTCGTAGACCTTCAGGGCGAGCAGCAGGTCGAACGGGTGGATGCGGGCGCGGTACAGCGCCGCCTGATCGGTCAGGCGAGCCGCGACGCGGCCGTTGGACTGCTTGAACGGGCCGAGGGCGCCGTTCTGCGTCATCCGGGACAGGTTGCGGATCAGCGCAGTCAGCCCCAGGTGCGGGACCAGGGCCTCCCAGACCTCCGGGTGCTTCAGGACGGCGTCGGGCAGGAACTCCCACGGGACGCCGTACAGGTTGATCGCGCGCACGGCCTTGGCCGGGGTGTCGGCGAGCTGCGCCTCGTGGAACGCCTTGGCGTTCGGCAGCAGCCTGCCGGCGTGTTCGGGGGTCGTCTTGCCGACCGCTAGGGCGAACAGGACCTCTTCGGCCTCGTTGCGCGGCCGCGGCCGGGCCACGCGCAGCAGGTCTCCGGGCTTGAACGGCTCGCCGTCGCCGGTCTTGCGGGCACGGGACTTCAGCAGCCGGTAGGCGACGGCGTCCGGGTTGTCCTGGATGAACCAGTTCGTCCAGGCGCGGCGCACGACCGGGCTGCTGTTGCCCGAGCGTCCGGTGCGGCCCGACGGCTTGCCCTTCAAGTTCTTGTAGTAGCCGAAGAGCCGGGCCAGGTGGTCGGTGGTGCGGGCGACCATGTGGCATGCGCCGGCCGCGGCCTGCCGGGTCGCCAGGTCCTCGGATGCCAGGGCGGCCGCGAGGACGAACAGGGCCGGCTGGTTCCTCGGCGCGCGGGCCGGGCGCGCGGTGGAGACCTCGACGGCGAGCCGCACGGCGCGGACACCGTCGGCCGCGAGCGCGTCGCGCACCACCTGCACGTTGGCGTAGGTGTGCTCGCGCTCGCCGACGCAGTAGGCGCCGCCCTCGGTGCCGAGGATCAGGAAGTCCGCCAGGCGCGTCCACACGTCCTTCGCGAAGACATACCCGCCGCCTTCGTTGCGGACCATCTCCGTCTCGCGGCCCGGGATCGGGTTCGTCGCCGGTGTACTGGCGGGGCGGTAGTCGGACAGCGGATCGTTGGTCTGGGCCATCGTGTGCTCCTGTTCAACTCGCGGATGCGGGTGAGGTGAGGTGGGGTGCGTCCCCGTCCGTACACCGGGCTGGGACGGACGGGGACGACTCGGTCGGGCACGCGGCGGTCCCTGCGTGCCCGACCTGGCTGCCGCGGCAAGATTCGAACTTGCAACCAATGACTTAACAAGACACTGCTCGGCCAGTTGAGCTACACGGCATCCGTGGGACGGAGGGCCGGGCGGGTCAAGGTGGTGGCGACCGGTATATAAGTGCTTTGCCAATTAAGCTACGCCCCTGCGGGCGACGGGACTCGAACCCGCAACACTCTCTTACTAGGAGATAACCGACTGCCGTTCAACTCGCCCGGACCGAAGTCCAGGGTGGTGCTGTGCTCCCGGGCGAGCAGTGCGTGACCGCGGGGATCAGCCAGATAACCCACGGTCGTTCAGCTCGGAAGCCGGTGGTGCAACCCGTGGCACGAGGCGCCCGGGTGGTGGAGACGATCGGGCGAAGGGAAGAAGCAGCGGGAGGAATCACCAGAAGATAACCCGCTGCCGTTCAGCTCGATCTGGAGAACAACCTACCCGCGGAATTGCGCGGGTGTCAAGCCGTATTTCGTGTTGGCGCCCCCGGGGCGTCTGCGTGCCGGTCCGAGCCGCCGGGGTCGCGGAACTCGCGCTCGGGCAGCGGCTGCCCGCTGGCCAGCGCCCACCACCCGGCGCAGACCATCGCACCGAGCGGGAGACCGTTGTCGAGGTTCGCGGCCGAGACGTAGCCGTCGTCCTGCCGGAACAGCCCGTGGTGGCAGTAGAACGGCTGCGTCGCGCCCGGCGCGGTGGCATGCTCGGCCTCGGGCGACCCGGGCCGGTAAGCGCAGTCCACGCACGGGGCGCGCATCACGGCCGGCGGCGTGGGGGCGCGGGTGATCTCGCCTTCTTCCCAGCCGCGCACGTCGTCGGTCAGGCCGTAGCCGTGGCAGTTCATGCAGCGTTCGCCCTCCGACCAGGACCCGCTTCCTTTGCAGTAGGGGCACACGAACGGGTAGAAGGTGACAGTGGAGGTGTTCGGTGTCGGGCCACCACAGAAGCGGATCTGGGGCATCTCATCGGTCACTGCGCGGACTCCTCGGCGTCGATGAGGGCATCCGCGCGGTCCTGGACCTCGCGGACGAGCTCGAGCCACTGGTGCTGAGTTTCGGGGACCGCGGATTCGGAGCGGTCGAAATCGAGCCGACCGACGCAGGCGGCGAGGAGCTCGTAGGCGTTGCAGAGCCGATCCACCTCGGCGATCAGTTCGGCGCGGTGCCGGAAGACGCTCGTCGCGGTGGGATTCTTCAGATCGCTCTCAAACCAGCGTGCAGCCTGGGCACGGATCTCGTCGAGACGTTCAGGCGTCATCGTCTAGTCCTTCGGGTCGGCGGTAGGTAGGGGCTTGCCTTGCAGGACGGCGACGACCTGATCCCAGTCGGCAGGGCGCCACAAGGCGACCTCGTTGCGTGGGTCGCGTGCGGCAGCGGCGAGGAATTCGTGCTGCTTCGGCCGGACGCGGCCGCCCGCTTTCTTCAGCTCCGCGAACACGATCCGGCCGGACGCCATGTGCAGCAGGATCAGATCGGGGAGTCCGCCGGTGGTGGCGTGCCGCGAGTCGGGGTGGTGGTAGACGCGCCAGCCCTTGAGGGCTGCGAGGTCCAGGACGCGCTGCTGGAAGTCGGCTTCGGACAGTACGGGCGCGCTGCGGCGTGCTACGGGCATCAGGAGCGTTTCTTCGTAGGTGGGTGGCGCATGGCTCGGCTCAACGCCGCGTAGCCGGCCGCTGTGAGACGCACCCCGCGCCGCGCGCCGGTGAACGCCTGGTCGGGCCGGACGAGCCCGCGAGTGATCAGGGCGCGCATCGAGGACGTCACGACGTGCGAGTAGGCTCCCTCGCCCTGGTACCAGGTCCCCAGCTTGGTAAGGGTCATGAAGACCTCGTTGCGGACGATGGCCTTGAGGACCTGTAGCTGGGAGTAGGTGAGCGGCTTCTCGGCCGGGTCGGGGGTCATTGGGGGTTCCGGTTGGCGCGGGCGGCGTGGAGGGCTGCTCTGGCGGCTTCCGCGCCGGCGGTGGAGTCTCCGTGGGCTTCGGGGTCGCCGCGCATCGCGGGGTCGGTGCGCGGGTCGGCGGCGGGGTCTTCGATACGCCTAGGGGGTTCGGTGATCAGGAGGCCGGCGGCGTCCAGCTTTAGGGCGAAGTGGCGGGCGAAGTGGGAGGCGTTTTCGTTTCCGGCGGCGACGCATTCGGCTTCGAGGAGGTCGATGAATCGGCGGCGGGGGTCAGGGGGCGGTTTCGTGGTCACCGTCGTCTCCCGTGGACTCGAGCTCGGCGATTTCGGGCCAGTAGGTGATGAAGGTCTCTAGTGCGTCGCCTGTGAGCGCCGCGGCGATTTTGCGGGCCTTGGCGATGTGGGTGTCGTCCCGGATCTGGCAGAGGACCGTGGTGTCGGGTTCGCCGTTCCCTGTCCACCAGTCCACATCTTCGGCGTGGCTGAGGGCACTCGCGGTATCGGGGTGGTGGATGACGCCTCCCTCGTAGGAATCGACTTCCTCGCCGCAGATGTCGCAGGCAGCGGTGTAGCAGGTGTGCGTCTTGATCATTCTTGGGTTCCTGTCTGCTGGCGACTTCTCGCCGCGGTGCTCCGGACGGGCAGCGAGTAGACGATCATGTTGGCCGGGTACATGCGGCCGTCGACCATCCCCCAGAGTTCGTGCGAGCCGTCTTCGTCGTCGGGGACGTACCGCCAGTCGATGTCGGTGATGGGCTGGCGTTGGGCGTGCTCGCGGACGTACGCCTCGGCCGCGGTGCGCGCGGCTTCCTCGGTGACGTAGACGCTGATGGTGTCCTGGTAGGTGCAGTCGATGATCCAGACGCGTGATGCGGGAGCTGGAGCGGCCGGAGTGTTGGTCCACCGCGCGCCGGGGTATCCGGGCCACTCGACCGGACTGGGCGCCTGGTGCATGCCGTCGTGGCCGTGGTCGAAGATGCAGGGGCCGATCGGGGGTTCGTTGATGAACACGCTCGGGGTCGTGGCGCCGCAGCGCGGAACGGACTGGGCGTTGGCGAGCTCGCTCCGGAGCCGGCCGAGCTCGGCGAGCAGCTCTCCGCGGTGGTGTTCGGCGATGAGGCCAGCCTGGGTGTGGGGTAGCGGGTGTTGGCGTTCGTATGCGTCGATCGCGGTGATCTCGGCGAGTCGTTCGGGGGTCACAGCGCGGCCTCGGCGACGTCCACGACACTCGCTCCATAGCCGACGCCCGTGTTCTCGAGCTCGGTGCGCCCCATGTCCTCGAGGAGCGTGTCGCGCTGCTTCGGGGTCATCGTGTCCCAGTCGTCGGGGAGGTCGTAGTACTCGACGATGTCGGAGACGGTTGCCCAGGGGAGTTCAACGGTCACGCGGATCTTCTTCGTCATGGTCGGGGTCCTGTCGTCGGTGGGGATCTGGGTTTGTCCTGGGACCTGGCTGCGGGTCCTGCGCGGCCGGGGTGCCGGAGACGGCTGCGGGGCCGCTGTGGGCGCCGTGGGGGGCCGTACGAGGCGCCAGCAGTGCGGGCCGTAGCCGTGCGGCGACGGGCGCTTCAGGAGGCGGCGACAGCGGCGGCAGCGCGCCGGGCCGGTCACAGCGGGCCCTCGCGGCGGTTCGCGGGCACCGGGCACGACGGCTCCCACCGGTCGCTTACCAGGCGCCACCGGCACTGGTCTGCCGCCGCAGCCTGCTCCCTGGTCCATTCCGAGCCGTCGGCCAGGGTCGTCTTGCGGAACGCGATCGCGCCGTCGTCGCGCATCGCGACCAGGGCGCCGCACCGGCATTTCGCGCCGGTCAGCAGTTTCTCGGCGAGCTCCATCGCCGCGTCGGCGGGGCCGTCGTGGTTCTCGACCTGGATGCGGGCGCCGCGGTACATGGCGTGCGCGTACCACCGGTGTGGCGCCGTCTCGTTCAGGAAGCCGATCTCGAACTGGCGCGCTCCGGCGCGGCCGACGAGGTCGGCGCAGGCGAGGACCTGGTCCCTGTCGCGCGGAGACAACCCTGCGGTGACGTCGTGGTGCCAGTCGTTCACCGGGACTCCGGCTGCACGTTGAAGGCCGCGGTGGCGCCCTGCTCGAACTTCTCCAGGGCATGGCGCATCTTCGAGCCGGTCATGCGCCGGGCACCGCGGGGGATGTCGTAGTGGGCGATCCCTTCGCCGACGGGGATGCCGAACAGTTCGCAGAGCCGCATCGAATCCTCGGGGGAGAACTGCGGGTTGGTGCTGAGCAGCAGCCGGTAGGCCTCGAGCGCCTTGGCCTGCTGCTGGGCGCGTTCGGCCGCGACGAGTTCGCGGGCCTCGGTGCGCGCCTGGTTGATGCTGGCGTCGGCCAGGGCGCCGACTTCGCGGGTGAGGCGGCCGGCGAGCTGCTGGACCTGGTTCTTCAGGGCCGTGGTCTCGGCCGCGTGCTCGGCGCGTTCCTTCGCGAGCAGCGCCTCGAGGCGCTGGAGCTTGTCGGCGACGTTCTCGGCGCGCGTGTTGGCGGCTTTGACCGCATATTTTCCCTTTGCCATGGATTCAGTCTCCCTTGGTCGATGGTTGTTTGGCTGCGCAGGTCATGGGAGCTTCTAGGCCCCCAGAGGTGGTGGCGCCCGTGGCGGATCGGTTCCGTTGACGCCTTTGGGGTTATCCACACCCCGAGTGCCTACGCACTGAGGGTGGTCGCCTAGAGGAAGTGGAAGGGGGTTAGTGGTCAATAGTGGTAGTGGGAAGTGGGCTTCACTCCAATCGCTGGCCGGCTTCACATGAAAGTGGTTTTCAGGAGAAGTGGGCTTCACGTCAATCTTCGGATCCTGCTCGGTGGGATCCGAGTTATCCACAGGCGATTGAGGTGAAGCGGACTTCCCTTCAATCCGGCGCGGCGGCCGCTTCCCCACCTTCCTGGGAATGAGCCGGTTCCCGTCTGGGTCGAGTCGGAAGATCAGGAATCCCGGGCCCGGGTCGGTCAACTGATACACGTTCACGGTGCCAGCGCCGGCGCGGCCCCCACCTCGCCTGACGAGCGTGAGGAATCCCATCGACACGAGTGTCTCCCGGTTGGTCGACACCGTGTGTTCCGAGTCGTCGAGGATGTCCGCGAGCAGCTTTCGGCCCACGCGTACATTGGAGCCGTCGTTGTTCGCGTAGTGCGCCATCAGGTATGCCAAAGCCTTGAGGTGTTTAGGCATCTCGGCGCGGTCGACGAGCCGCTCCCAGTCGAAACGGCCAACTGGCTGCGGCTCGGCCACGTGAGATCCCGTCCTCGTTGTGCGTTCCCACGTGGTGGCATCGGCGGCTGCCTACCCGTTGTGTTCGGCGAGCCAGGCGTCCAGGGCGAGGCGCGGGTAGCGCACTTGTGCCTTGGCGCTCGAGCCGAGCTTGATGAAGCGCGGGCCGGTGCCCCGGCGTCGCATGTTGGCGAGGGACTGCTCCTTGAATTGGAGTATCGCGGCGACCTGCTGGGTGGTGAGCAGTTCGTCGTTGATGTCGGTGGGTTGGAGAGACATTCCCTTCCTTCCGATCGGGTTGAACGGGTGCTTTCGGGAGTATATGGAGCAGTGGTCGGGTGCGTCAAGGGGTCAAGCCGACTGGCCGCCGAGCGGTCCTGGGAACGCCGAAGCCGGCCCTGCCTCGACCGAGACAAGACCGGCTCACGCCACACGCCAGCAGCCCGCTACCCGCGGGCCACCTCCTCGCGCCACGCCCACTCACACGGACACGGCTCCACAGGCCACGTCTCCAGCGACGGCCACAGATGCCACTCCCGCCGCTCACACACGAACGCACGACAACACCGGCAGCCCGGACACTCCTGCGACTGCGGACGCACCCACCTGTGGCCCTCAGGATCCTCCAGGGGCACGAGACCGAACGTCACTTCCCATCACCGCCATCGCCGAGGGCGAGCACGGTGAACGAAGCGTAGAACTTCGCCAACTGGCCGATCGCCTCGTCCCCCTCGGTGAGCTCGAACGGGTCGCCGAAGACGAACAGCGCCGGGAAGTCCCGGTTCGGCGACCGGTGCACGTGCTCGACGCCAGTGCTCCTCTGGCACGGGTTGCCGTTGCGGTCGGACAGGATCGTGCGCTGCGGGAGCGCACGCAGCCATGCGCCGAGCTCGGCCGGCTCCGTCGGGGATGTCGAGGCGACACGCACCCCGGCAGTGGCCCTCGCGGCGTCGTACCGGGCGATCCCCGCGACGATGCCATGCAGCGCCCAGAGGAACCACCAGTCGAAGTCGCGCAGGTCCCACTCGCACGTGTCCGTGAACTGGAACTTGCCGTGCTGGAAGTCGCGCAGCGCCTCGCGGGCGCAGTCCTCGTCCTCGACGTCCCAGTCGAGGCCTTCCTCGGTCGCGAACGTCCAGGCGTCGGTGACGCCCGGGTACTCCTCTTCGGCGCCCTTGAGCACCGCGGCCACCTGTTCGTCGAGACGCTCGCGTGAATAGACCTCCACGCAGTCGCGGTTCGAGGTCAGCTTCTCTGCCCAGTAGTCCGGGCTGATCCGGTGCGTCTTGCGGTCGGGGTTGGAGCGGAAGAACTCGAACATGTCGGCGAGACGGTGGAACACGTACGACTCGCCGTCGCCGCGGAAGGTGAGCGAGTTGGGGGCCGTGATCAACTCGTACCAGTAGCCCGAATTCCCGGGGTTCTTGAACTTCAGGTGCCGGTAGAGGCCGTCGTCGTGCAGGATCGTCATCTCGTGCGCCGCGGTCTCGCGGGCGAAGCGTTCGGCGATCGGGTCGGCTTCAGACACTCTGTCCTCCTTCAGTGGTTGAAGCGCCATCCAGCCGTTCGAACTCGGTGTCCTCGTCGTATTCGCCCCAGTAGTCCGGGCCCGAGCCGGACGCCCGCACCCGGTAGACGCCCGACTTGGTCGCGGCGCCGGCCAGGTCGTAGTACTCGTGGATGTCGTGCTCGGTCATGCACCGGTAGTTGAACCCGGTCTGCCCCAGGCAGTCGTCGCGGCGCCCGGCGACGCAGTTCGGGCAGCGGTTCGGGGCGTCGTCGGCGCAGAAGTTGCGCAGGTCCTTGCAGTCGTCGGGATGGGTGAGCTGCATGTCGATCTCCGGCTCGGTCTCGATTCCCCACATGTTCGGGGCGTCGTGGCCGGGACAGTCGGCGCCGTGGAAGTGCGTGACAGTCACGGCGAGCGGGTGCCACGGGTCGCGCCAGTCGTTCACAGGGGCGCCCCGTGGTCGGCCAGGGCCCAGTGCGACCATCCCTCGCGCGGGGGCTCGCTGGTGAGGAGGTCCTGCGCGCGGCCCTCGGCGAGGTTCGTGAGCACGCCGAGCTGCAGCGAGCTGAGCTCTCCGGCCGCATGAGCCCGGCCGGCTGCGGCGACCAGGGCGTCCACGCCGTCGTCGCCTTCCAGCCCGGCGCGCCCGATCAGGTCGGCCAGCTCGGTGTACCGGTCGGGCTCGGCAGGGACGGGCGCGGTCAGGGCCGTGTTCTTCGCCTGCCACACCGCGCTGAGCCGGTCTCGATGCGACTGGTGCAGGACGCCCTTCGCGGCCAGCTCCTTGATCCGCTCTGCGACGGCGTCGAGCTGCTCCTTGTCCATGCACGCCTCGATCGCGGCCTGCATGTCCGCGCAGATCCCTTCCGGCCCGACCGTGGGCGGCAGGTGGAAGCCGGCGTCGGGGCGCGGCGGCGAAGGCTGGGGCTCGACGGGGGGGGCCGTCTCGGGCATGCGCGGTTCCCGCTCCGGAGCGGGGCCGGCCGCGGGCCGCGCGGTGATCCCGGCCAGCGCCTCGATCGCCGCATGCGCCTCACCGGGAGTCAGGTCGGTGAAGGAATCGATCTGGCGTCCGAGGTGCTTCGACATCGCCGCGATCCGCCCCAGCTGCTCGACGATCCCGAGCTTGTCCCTCATCAGCAGCACCAGCGCCATACGCTGCCCTTCAGACGCGGGCGGCCGCTGGGCGCGCTGCTCCTGTTCCTTGCGCACGACCGCATCCGCCACCGCGTGCTGCGGCCCGTCCTGCACCCGCAGCGGCGTCACCGACCGGGGCGCCGTAGCACCCGGCTGATCGTGGCCGAGCTTGCGCAGGAACCCGTCCACCGTGAACCCGGGCATCGGCATCGGCTTGCCCGGCTCGAGCTGGAACCTGGTCGAACGCAACCCGGTGGCGATGAACGTCCGCGGCTCCCGCGCCTGGATCACCGCGTCGACCTCGAACGGCAGGTTCTTCTCGGCCCGCACCTTCCAGGCCTTCTCCGCCGTCGGCTTCCCGCCGGCCCCGACCACGGCGACCTGCTCCAGCCTGGCGGTCACGATCGTCGGGCCGTCGTACTGGTACAGCTCGCGCATGATGTCGCCGAACTTCCCCTTCGCGACGTTCCACAGGTCCATCGTGACCTGGATCTCGTCGTCGGGTTCCTCGGCGTTGGGGTTCTTGTGGCGCCACCGCTGGTTCGCGGTGCGCTGCGCCTGGTCCGAGAGCATGTCCCACAGGGGCGTCGCCGAGTCGAACACGACGCAGTTCGGCTTGCCGTCGACCCGCGGCTGCCGGACGGCCCACTGCACGGCCGCCTTGATGTCCCGGTAGGTGCCGTCGTGCTCGACGATCTCGTACCGGGTACCGGGGATCGCACCGTACTCGTCGGCGTAGTGCTCGCCGACCTCGATGAAGAACGTCTTGCCGACCAGGTCGGAGGAACTGAACTCGGCCGCCGTCCAGGACTTTCCGGACTTCTCGCCGCCTGCGAGCAGGATCATCGGCCACGGCGGCTTCCCGGTCGGGCGCCGGGTGCGCCGCTCGGGCGGCTTAGCGGGCGCCCCCACGGGTCGCCTCCCGGCCGGCCACGAGGACGGCGGTCAGGACGCTGGCGGGCGCGCGCTTGACGACAGTGAGTTCCGCCGAGTCCCAGCACAGGTCGGCCAGGTCGTAGTCGAGCCGGATCGTCACGTCGGCGATGCACGTGGGATCGTCGCAGCCGAGCCGGGTGACGACACCGTAGCGGCCTGCCGGCGTGCGCATCCGGTCCCCCACGCCCAGGGGCGCCGGGGGCGGTGTGAACGAGCCGTCCACGTGCGTCCAGATCTCCACCGTCACATCGGCGACCGTGACCTTCACCGAGGCCCTGCGCCAAGAGCCGGACGGCTTGTGCGACCCCTCGCGCAACTTCTCGAGCACGGGCTCCTGCGCCAGGCCCCACGCCCGCAGCGCCTCCCATCGCTCCAGATCGGTCAGCAGGTGGCGCAGCTGCGCCTCCACTTCCCAGCCCGGGTCGCCGCTCGAGGCAGAGAAGCGGACGCTGGCCAGTTTCGGGAGGTCGAGGTCCTCGGGCAGGTGCAGGACGTCGCGGAGCAGCGGCATCAGGTCGAGCGGGTGCTGTGTGTTCGCGGTCATGCCGGTCCCCTTCCAAGGGTGACGGGTTCGGTGTGGATCAGCGGGTCGTCAGGACCAGCATCAGCAACGGCAGCGATACCACCGCCATGAACCACCAGGCGATACGCGACCTGGGCTGGGTCAGCGAGAGAAGGTGCGTGGGCGACGGGGCCGGGCTGTCGGCTCGTGAGCGCGCCGGGGCGCCACGCAGGCGCGCCCAGGACGGTGCCCGCAGCCAGCGCCGCGGCCTGTCCCACGAACCGCCGAACACGAACCGGGCGAGGCCGGCGCTGGTGTCGTCCTGGTCCTCGCCGGTGGGCGCCGGCGTCTCGGCTTTTGGGTCTGCCCCACCGTCCTTGCCCGGGTCCGGGTCGACGACGACGGCCGCGACAGGACGCGGGACTAGGGTGCCGAGGCCGGAGCGGTGGTCCACGTCGCCGTTCTCCTGGTCCAGCAGGTCCGGGTCGAGCTGCTCGACGGGGTCGCGGTACCGGGGCAGCTCACCGGTCGCCGGACCGGGCTCGTCGGCGATGTACTTCTCTGCCTTGATCCTGGACCAGTCGCCGACGGACGGGAACCGGGGGGGCTCGACCGGCGGCGTGTAGTCGCCGACGTGCTCGAAGGTGACCCAGGCGCCGGGCGCGTAGCCCTTGATCGGGGGGGCGCCGGGCTGGCCCCAGCGGGTGACGATCAGTGCGCCGTTGGGCTGGACGGCGGCGACGGCGTCCGGGTGCTTCTCGTAGTCGCCGAGGGTGTGGGGCCAGACCGACACGTACCGCTCGGCGGGTGCCGGGGTCCATTCGCCGCTGGTCTCGGTCTCGTGCTGCTCACTCACCGTGTTGCCTTTCGTTCGTCCGGGTTCGTCCGTCTTCGGGTGGCTGTCGGATGGATGCTGGGTCGGTATCCATAATCCCCCAACCTTGCCACCCTGTCAAGCATCTGGGCATGGGTGTGCCACGCAAAAATCCCCCACCCCGCGAGGTGGGGAACCGTCACGCCGCCAACTTCTCCGACCCGTCCGAATTCAAATCCACCTTCGGCTCCGGACCGAACACGTTCATCCGCATGAAATGCCCGAACGCCTCACGGCCCGCCGCGATCGCACCCAGCACCTCACCCGGATCCAGGTTGTAGTACTGCGCAATCCGGTAGGCCACCCCCGTGGACGGCACCCGGTCACCGTTCCGGTAACGGCTCGCCGTGGTGAAATGCACGCCGACGGCTTTGCCGAACTGCATCAACGTGGGCGACGGCGTGGTTCGGGTAGGACTGTCCATGCTTGAACACTAGCACGAGCTTGCCACGCGGGCTAGGCGTCCGGCGTCCGACGCCGGTTCAACGTCCACACGAGCCACAGCCGCAGCAGCTCGATAGACCCCGCCACGAAGAACGAGAACGCGAAATACCAGCCGAACCAAGAAGCCTGCCCTACCCCCCGCCAGATGAAATGCAGAACGAACGGAGTCGTGAACAGCAGATCTGCCACGCCGTGCAGCGAAGCAACCCACCCCGGACGCCGCTCCCACCACGGAGTGATCCACGAATACCCGATCAGAAACACGAAACCGCAGGCCCACGCATACCACAGGGCCACGTCCAGCCCGTCAGCCTCCAGCCGCACGATGGTTTCCCCTATCCCGGATCATCTGCTCGAACGCGTCCGCGAACCCGTTGCGCTCACTGTAGAAATCCAGCCGCACCAGCATCCGGTTCACCCGCGGCTCCGCCGCCTCCACGTTCCTGCGCGAGGCCCGAGACTCCTTGATCATCTCCCGGGCCTGGTCCTTCTCCTGCCGAAGCTGCTGCCTGACCCCCCTAAGCGGCCACAGTCGCATCGGGGTCACCTCCAGGATGGGGGACCCTGGGGACGCCAGGCTCGGCCGTGGCGACGGGAAGCGCGGAGATGACCTGGACAGCGGTAGCTGCGTACTTTGCCAGGAGCTCATCTCTCTGCCTCTCCGCCCGGATGCGTCCCTCCCTCTCCTCGTCACGCGCGATACGCACGAGGTCGATCAGCTGCCGCATGTCCCCCAGCCACATGCGCGCCCAGCCCAGGCCTATCAGCACTCCGGCGAGAATGCCGACCATCGCCCAGGGGCTGCTCGAGGACAGGTCGAAGGTCAACGCTAGACCACGCAGGCCGCGTACCGGGCCGCAGTACCGACCGGCTGCAACTCCAGACCGTAAGCGTGCTCGATGTATTCGGCCGGGAACCGGAACACCTTCCCAGCCGGCGTGTAGTCGGGCTTCCACGGCGGCGGCTCGCTCGCGCTGCCGTCGCCGGCCAGCACGACCGGGCCGCCCGGCTCGACCAGGAGCACCACCCGCAGGACAGGCTGGTTGGCGCCCGAGTTCAGGTCGGCGGCCACCTGCACGATGTGCCGGGCGTCCTCGGACCAGGAGAAGGTGGCGAATCCGTCGACTGCCTGTGCCATGTCGTCCTCCGAGCGAGATACGGGGTGCGCGGCCGCACCGGTAGGCGGCGCGGCCGGATGCAGGTCCCACAGCATGCTGACGTCTTTGAAGTCGCCCAGGTCGTAGGCGGCGAAGTTGGCGAACTGGTCGGCAGCGTCGGCCGGCGCGTAGTCGCTGCCCGTCCAGGACGCCTCGTCGTAGCCGCCCGAGGGCCGCGCGTTCTGCACGACGGTGGCCTTCGACCCGTACAGCAGCTCGTGCAGCCCGGACTGCGACTGCAACCGCTCGTCGACAGCCGTGAAGTACACGCTGTCGACGGCCGTCTCACCGTCCCAACAGACCACGGTGCCAGACGGCTGCCCGTGGGCCCGGGCCCACGCGACCGCCGCATCCGCGTCGGCCACGGCGTCCGCGGACTGCGGATCCGACCGCACGAAACACGGCACGATATACCGGCACCACGGCTGCGCCTTCAACGCCGCGATCTCCGCCTCGGTCCACACGTGCACCGCATTCCCGCCGATGTACACCATCCAGCCCGACAACGGCTTTCCGTTGAAAGCGGTCGGATAGGACGCGGGCGGATACGCACTGTCGCCGATCAGCACGTCTGTCATACCTCCAAAGTAGCAGTGTCCCCTGGATATCAGCCATAGACCGATTCGGGTAAGCTCGATCCAGACTTGACACACGAGCGAGGAGCTTGCATGAAGATCGCAGTCACGGGTGGCGCCGGTTTCATCGGCGGCCACGTGGTGGACGAGCTGCTGCGGCGGGGCCACGAGCCCGTGATCTTCGACCACCGGGCCAAGCACCACGCTGTGCCGGATCACCCGGACCGGTACCTGCCGAGCATGTTGGGCGACACGCGGGACGAAGTCCAGGTCACCGAGCTCGCCGCGCACGTCGAGGGCATCATCCACCTCGCCTCCGTGCTCGGCACGCAGGAGACCGTGGCCAACCCGCGCCCGGCCGTGATGACCAACGTCATCTCCGGCATGAACGTGTTCGAGGCCGCAGTGCAGTACGGCATCCCCGCGGTCAACATCTGCGTCGGCAACGCCGGCATGTCCAACCCCTACTCGGCCAGCAAGACCTGTGTCGAGTCGCTCGGCCACATGTACGTGCGGGATCGGGGCGCGAAGCTCAACCAGGTGCGCGTCGTCAACGCGTACGGGCCGCGGCAGCTGATGGCCAACCCGTACGGCGTCGGGAAGGTCCGCAAGATCATGCCCGCGTTCGTGGCCCGCGCGCTGACCGGCCAGCCGATCGAGATCTACGGCGACGGCGAGCAGGTCTCCGACTGCGTGTTCGTCACCGACGTCGCCGCCGCACTGGTCAACGCCCTCGAGTTCGCGGCCCAGGGCACCGTCCTGGACCACGTGGTCGAGGTCGGCCCGACCGAGCACATGACCGTGAACGAGGTCGCCCGCATGGTCGCCCAGCTGGCGCGACCCGAGAACGGCGGACACGAGTCCGAGATCGTCCACCTTCCGATGCGGCCGGGCGAGACGCCGGGCGCGCGGATCGTCGCGCGCAACGAGACGATGCACGACATCGGGATGCCGCCCGAGTACCTCAAGCCGCTCAGCCACGGGATCGCCGAGACGGTGGCCTGGTACGCCGAGCACTGGCTGCCCCAGTACGTGGGGCACCTCCAGTCGATCCACCCGAGCGGCAGGACGCCGCAGGAGAAGGCATTCCTGGGACGGACCTACAACGCCTTCTCGAACGGGGCCAGCCACCAGGACGAGCCGGTGACCAACCTCACCGGCGACCTCGGGAGCGCCAAGATCACCCGGCATGGCTAAGGGCTGGTTGTGGGCTGCGGACGCAGGCGGGTGCGGCTGGTACCGTACGGTCATCGTCGCCGAAGCACTCCGCGGCCTCGGCCACGACGTCGGCCAGGGCATCACGATCGACGACGACTACCAGGACGCCGACGCCGTCCTCGGCCAGCGCATCTGCATCCCCGGATCCTCGATCGCCTGGGCGCGCTGGAACTTCCAGCACGAGAAGACCACCGTCTTCGACGCCGACGACGACTACTTCCACATGTACCAGCACCCCGAGTTCGGGCCGGCCGCAGTCGAGTACGGCAATTCGCGCGTCCAGGCGCGGCTCCTGGCCAACGCCGCCAGCTCGACCTACACCACCTGCGCCACACCCAGGATCGCCGAGGCGTTCGCCCCGTTCTGCGACAACGTCCTCGTCGTGCCGAACGGGCTGCCCGAGAGGTACCTGGAAGTCGACGCCCCGTACGAGCGGCGGCGGTACAACCCCGAGACGCACCAGTACGACGACGGCTACACCTCACCGGCCCCGCCGATCGTCGGGTGGGCCGGGTCGTCGTTCACGCAGTGGGAACTGACCACCACCGTCAAGGACGCCCTGTCCCGGGTGGACGAGTGGGGAGGCCGGCTGCACGTCGTCGGCGTCCCCTACCCGATCATGCGCAAGACCGGTCTCGTCAAGCCCGGCGTCTCGGTCACCGGCTGGATCGACGGCACCCACAAGTACCTCGACGCCATCGACTTCGACATCTGGGTCGCCCCCTACCGGCAGAGCGACTACAACAACGCCAAGGTGGCGACCAAGGCCCTCGAGGCCGCGTTCCTCGGCATCCCGATCGTCGCTTCCGCCACCACCCCCTACCGGCACTTCGTCCAGGACGGCGAGACCGGATTCCTCGTCGAACCCGGCGGCGACTGGGAGACCCCGATCCGCACGCTGATCAACGACCCGGCGCTGCGCGAGTCCATGGGCCGCGCCGCCCGCGAGAACGCCCGGGAGTTCACCATCGAGAAGCTGGCCGCCCAACTCTGGGACCCGATCCTGTTTGGAGACCGCAAGTGATCGCTGGCAAGAAGGTCGTCGCGTGGATTCCGTTCGGCCGGGAATCCACCGTCAGCATCCTGTTCCGGTACCTGCTGCGCGACCACGAACGCGGCATCATCGACGAACTGTGGCTGTACCTGAACACGGACGACAGTCAAGTCGGCGACCTGGCCTACGCGTACAAGCTCGCACGCAAGCACAAGGACTGGGTGCGGCTCATCGAGCGCCCGGAGCACCTGCCGCGCCTGCAGCCCAAGCAGCGCAACACCGGCTACGCCTACCGGTACATGGCCGACCCGAACGCCCTGTTCTTCCGGTTCGACGACGACATCGTGTACGTCCACGAGAACGCGGTCGAGACGCTGTGCAAAGCGAAGGTCGCACTGCCCGGGACGCTCGCCTGCTTCGCCCTCATGTGGAACAACGCCATCACGAGCTGGTATGCGCAGAAGCTCGACATCATCCCCGAATCGTTCGGGAAGGTGGCGTCGCCGTTCTGCATGGACCCGGTCGGCTGGGGCGACGGCGACTTCGCCGTGAAGATCCACCGGCTGCTCCTGGAATGGCTCGAGCAGGGCACGCCCGAGAAGGCGTACTTCTACCAGAACTACCCCCTCGCGCCGCGCCAGCAGTTCAGCGTCTCCTGCCACGTGATCGACGGCGCCGACTTCATGACGCTGCCCGAGCCGGGCGTCCTGGACTACCCGGAGGAGGAGCACTGGATCACCGTGCACCGGCCGGCCGTGGTCGGGAAGGACAACGTCATCGTGGGCGACGCCCTCGTGTCGCACTACACGTTCTACCCGCAGGGCCAGATCGTGCGGGCGACGAACATCCTGGACCGCTACCGCAAGATCTCGGAGACACTGGCATGAGCGCCAAGGACATGAAGGCCACGCACGTCACGGTCGAGCAGGTCGCCGCCACCGCGGCCGCGGTGGTCGACTCCGTCAACCCCGGCGTCCAGCAGCCCCGCAGCGACCAGGTCGAGATCCAGGTCGACCCGCAGATGCTGCAGCAGGCCACGCAGATGAAGAACGCCCGGCTGATCGCGTCGCTGGTGCACGAGTCCGCGATGCTGGAGGTCGCGCTCGAGCAGGAGCGCCGCGGCCGCATGGAGGCCGAGGCCAAGGTCGCGGCGTTGCAGGCCGCCATGATGGCAGAGTAGATTGCCTCCTGAGCAAGCATGTGCGTAGCCGCGCTGCGCACGCCGACACCCGCACCAGGGAGACCACAGTGAGCGACACCACCGCGCCGCAGGACAGCGGCGACGTGCCCGAGCAGAGCACCGACACGCGCACCAGGCTGATCCTGGACTGCACGTTCAGCGACGACCTGTGCAAGGCGCTACTCGGCCAGCCGGCCACCTATAGCAGTGCGATCACCGGGATGAAGGCCGCGCTGGCCGGCTGGGGCGCCGACGTCCGCATGTACGTGCCCGGCACACACCCCGACGAGAACCCGATCGCCCACGGGCAGGCCTCCCCGGCCGCGTAGTCGGAGCGCGCCCGTCCCCGCCCGTGTATCACCGGGCGGGGACGGTGCGTCAACCGACGGTGGGCGCCGCGGCCGCGTCCTGGTACTGGGTCAGCTGCTTGCGCAGGTCGGCGTTCTGCTCCTGCAGCCCCCGGATGACGTCCTCCAGGTAGCGCCGGTGAGCGCGGGACGACACCGACTCGGACGTAAGCCGATGCACGGTGCTCTCCAGCTCGCTCACCACGAGCTGGATGGGGATCTCGTCCAGCAGATTGTTCAGAGGGTCCGGAGTCTCGGCCATGGCGCCCATTTTAGTACGCGGCTCCCATGTCTTCCACGAACAGCTCCCGGTTGCCGACCGGGGTGAACGCGCCCGTACCTGTCAGCTTGGTGTACGACACGCCGAAGGTGTGGGTGCCGGTGACCGTGCACAGGAAGGTCTCGCCCAGGGAGATGGTGTCGCGGCCGGCGCCACCCGCGGCCGCCGCCTCCCATTGGGACTGGGCGATCAAGGCGGAGGCCGAGGTGGGGTTGGACGCCGACTGAGAGTCCCTGATCTGCACGGAGTAGGTGTCCAGGGCGACGCCGCCGTTGCCGATCAGCCCGTTCACGGTCGCCTGGTACCGGCGTCCGCTGACCAGGGCGCACTGGTAGTAGCCCAACACTGCGTCGAACACCTCGGTGCCGGTGGTACTGGACCCGGCGGTTCCGAGAGTGCTCGTGGTGACGGGGGTGGCCATGAGCATCTGGCCCTGCGGGACCCAGTTGGCCCCGTTGTACACCATGCTGCGGCCGGTATCGGTCTCGAAGATCGTGGTGCCGGCGCCGATCGCCCCGGTGGGGCGCGTAATGGAGGTGCACGACACGTTGGACCGGTACCGCCACGTGCTGGACCCGGTCGCCACGATCAGGGCGGCGGTGTCGGTCTCGTAGGCGATCTCGCCCGCGCCGACGCCGGAGCTGGGGCGCGAGCCGCTGGTACAGGTCATCGCCTGGTGGGACATGTACGTCCAGGACGGGCTGGCCTTGGACCCGGTGTTCTGGGCGTACCGCTTGCTGTCGGTCTCGTAGACGATCTGGCCGGCGTAGGTGTTGGACGGCCGGGCCGACGACGTGCACTGGACGGCGCCCATCAGGGCGTCGATCGTGCTGAAGTTGTTCTCGACGTGCGCACCGAAGTTGAACGTGTCGTTCAGGTCCGGCAGCAGCAGCGCGAGATTGGCGGTATTCGTGTCAGCCACGGTTCGTCCTGCCGTTCTTCATGCGAGCACGGACTTCCTGCATCCTGCGACATGCCTCGGTCAGTAGCGGGTCGTTCGGGTCGTACGCCTTCCGGATGGTGTCCAGCAGCCCGTGGGGATCCTGGTGCGTCACCCGCTGCTTGGCAGCCGCGACCCGGGCCAGGTGAGCCTCGCGTGCTGTCTTCTCGTCGGTGTTGTACAGGAAGGTGGGATCGGTGTGGTGCAGTTCGAAATGGTGCTCGTGGATGACGACATCCAGTAGCGTGTCGAAATCGGACGGATCGAGCCCGTATTCCGCCGACCGGTGGAAAAACGTCGAGTGTGGAATCACGTAGATCCACGGATGCGCGCCTTCCACGTCCATGTCGATAAACCAGATCGGGTGGGTTGGAGACGACTGCTGCTCGCTCGAAGCGTCTCTCACCCGGGTGATGGTTCTCTTCTGCGGTTCAGGCATGAGAGTGTCCTATCGGTTCCGGAAAGCCCAGTACAGGATCGACCAGGTAGCGGGGGTGGCGGCAGAGAGGCTGAAGCCGAATCCCGTGGCGCTGACGGAGGAGACGTCGGATGCGGGGACCGTGGTGAAGGTTCCGCACGAGTAGACGGCGATCGGGGTGATGCCGCTGAACATCGTGGTCCCGTAGGACAGGCTGGCGCCGGCCGAGCCGCCGGTCAGGCTGCCGACGCTGCCGCCGATGATGGCTTCCTGCGAGGCCGGGGTGAAAGCGCCGGAGTTGCTCAGATATCCGTCCAGCTCCCACATGGATTCGGCGTTGGATGCGCTGTAGTTGAACAGCAGTTGGCCGCCGTGCGTGGAAATGATCGGGAACAGTCCGAACAGTGCGCTGATGTATCCCAGAGAGACGATGCCGCCGTTGGTGGCCTGGTTGCTTGCCAGTGTCACGCGGAGGGAGCTGCCGCCGTTGCCTCCGCCGGCAGCGGCACCTCCGACGCTGAGCTGGTCGGCGAACGTCGTGCCGCTGTTGACGTACGTGCCCGAGGTGATCGCCATGGGAGCGGTGTTGCCGTTGTTGCTCGTCGTGTTGATAAAGGCATTGTTCGCTCCGGTCACGTCGTACATGCGGAGCGTCGGGTACTGGCCGCTGCAGTCGATGACGATCTGGTTCCCGCCGGAGATCTTGGCCAGGGTAACCGATGTGGTCGCGGTGTTCAGGTCGAATACGAGGTTGCCGGCGGAGTCGTAGCTGTGGACCCCGGTGGAGTCCATGGACACGCGCTGCCCGGCCGCGGCGGTCTCGATCACGCCGCCCATGATGATCGACGCTGTGATGGTGCCGGCGGTCAGCTTGGAGACGTTGAGGTCGGTGATGTACGCGTTCGACCACAGGGTCGCCGTCGACCCGGCGGACACGGACGGGTTGGACTTGTTGCCCGCCGTGTCCACCGCGATCAGCTTGATGTACATGTTCTGCGCCGGCGGCTGCCCGGGCGGGATCGCGAACGACGCCACCACCGGGATCTGCCCGGTGATGTTCCCGATGTTCGCCTGCACGTTGCCCAGCTTCGTGCCCGACGTCGGGGTGAACAGCGGATCGTAGGAGCCGTGCACCTCGATGTGGTTCAAGTCCACCGGCTGCGTGTACGTCCCGCCGTCCGAGGTCCCGCAGTCCCACGTCACCTGCACCGACGCCATGTTCGACGCCACCGTCGGCGCGTCCGGGGTCGGCGGCGGGATCGTGTCGACGTTCGCCTGGAACGTGGTGGTCGCCGACCACGCCCCGTAGTTGGGGGGGTCCGCGGTGTCCACGGCGCGGATCTGGAAGTCGTACTCGACCCCCGGCGTGAGCTCCTGGATCAGCAGGGTGTTCACACCGCCCCCGACGAACGTGACCTTCCAGTTCGCCAGCGCCTGCGGGATCAGCTGCTTGTAGGTGCCGCCGAGGCCGGCCAGCGCGTTGTACGTGTACGCGGCGGACTGCAGCTGGTTGTACGACGGATTCTGCGCGAAGATACCCAGGTCGGGCCGGTACTGGATCTCGTAGTGGTCCAGGTCCGTCATGGTGGTGCCGTCGGTGTTCGCCGGCGTCGACCAGTTGACCTGGATCTGCGCCTGCGTCTTGCCGTCCGACGGACCCTGGTACACGGTGGTGGAGAACGCCCCGAACACCGGCACGCCGGGGATGGTGTTGTCCGGGATCGGCCGGGACCCGACCGGCTCGGTGGTGGACACCAGGTTCCGGTTGTACCCGCCCACGGTCAGGTTGGTGGTGTTGCCGTCCTCGAACTGGATGTAGTCGGTCAGGTCGTACCAGTTGCCGCTGCCGTCCCGGTACGCCACCGTCATGTCGGAGGTGACCGGCCAGTCGACCTGGATCACCCGCTGCTTGGTCGGGTTGATCCGCTGGCCCCGGTAGACGATCTCGTTGCCGCCGGTGGTGTCGATGAACCCGGCGTCCGGGTCGTAGAGCCACACGTAGTCGCCGCACTGCAGCTCGCCCTTGATGTCGTACTCGGACGACGAGAGGCGCACCTGGTCGGCGGGGGTGGTGTAGGGGATCAGCGCGGCCTGCGCGGACACGGTGGCGTTGACCGAGGACACTCCGGACGCGCTGATCATGCGGGTCATCTTGACGGTGTTGCCGTAGAAGTCCGTGTAGGGCACCGACGCCCCGACGTCGGCGCTGTTCGCCACCCCCACCGCGGTGCTCGCCCCGGACCCGGAGGCGAGGACCACGACGCGGGTGGTGTAGTCCTTCACGTCCTCGATGAGCTCGGCCACGCCGTCCAGGCCGCGCACGGACATGTCCAGGCCCGGGGCGTTCGGGATGATCGCGACGATGGGGGTGGTGCGGTAGAGGGACGCGACCGGCCCGAAGTCGACGGTGGCGTTGTTGTTCGCGCGCCACTCGGCGATCTGCGTCGGCAGGGCGCCCTGGGTGATCTGGGTGGCGAACGAGGACAGGGCGTCGGCCACGGTCGACCAGATGAACGTGCCCGTGTAGGTCGCGGAGCTCGGCATCGGGTAGGTCGTGCCGACCTTGAGGGAGGACACCCCGACCAGAGTGCTGACCACGCTCGAGTACGCGGCCGACGTGAAGATCGCGCCGTTGCCGGACGACCCGGGCGTGTTGTTCCCCTCGATGACCGGGCCGACCTTGGAGCCGTTGCCGAGCCACGTGGCCATGCAGTCGCCCGAGATCACCGGGCCGCGGCCCTGGTCCTCGGTCTGGAAGTCCAGGCCGGTGATCACCCCGGTGAACCGTCCGGAGGTGAACAGCGACGGCCCCTCCAGCGCCGGGTTGTGCCGCCCGGTGGAGACGACGACGTGCTGGTAGTACTGCAACGCGTCGATGATCGTCCGGGGGGTGTCCGGCGACAGCGTCACCGACCACGACCCGGGGCTCATGATGGCCTCTGTGACCGGAATCTAGAACACCTCCCTCTGGGTGCGCCGGGGCGCCGCCGTGTTCACCGGCGGATGCCCTGCACGAGCTCGGACGGCGTGGCGATGTACTGGTTGTACAGGTCCGTGGCGGTGTCTCCGGTGACGGCGCCGGTGCCCCCCACGACGGCGCCGATGAAGGCGTCCATGGCCAGCACGCTGGCCGACGAGCTCAGGCCGCCGTTGGTCGTGTCGGCGGTGGTGGTGAGCGCGCTCCCGAGGATGTACTTGTTGCCGGCCGCGTCGTTCGATGTGGCCGTGATGTACGCTCCGGAGCCGCCCGTGGTGCCGTTCTCGGTCGTCCCACGCACCACCTTGAACTGGCCGGCGATCTGGGACTGCAGGTACAGCTCGACATGCCGCGCGCCGCGCCGCAGCGTCAGGTCCCCGGTGACCCGCACCAGGGACGCGGTAGACCACAGCAGCCGGGCGACGACCATCTCGGGCTCGTTGCGCAGCAGCGAGATCCCGAGCGGCACCCCGAGGGTGGTTCCCGCGAACCTCAGGTCCCATGTCTTGGCCTGGTAGGCGCCCGACCCGGAGGTGTAGCTGGCCACGTTCAGCACGCCGCCGGAGGACAGCGGCGTGATGTTGATCAGCCCGTTGCTCAGAGCCCAGTTCGCCGGGGTGGCGGGGCTGAACAGGACGCCGGAGCGCTCGATGCTGTTGCCGTCCAGGAACTTGACCCGGCCGCCCAGGTAGTTGCCGACCGCGCACCCCCACCTGGGGATCGTGGACTGCGCGGTCGGCAGGTTCAGGTACACGACGTGCGCGCCGTCCAGGCCGATGCGGGTGACCACGGTGGGGGTGTTGCCCTGCGCCGAGAAGTAGGCGTAGTGCCCGATCGACGGACTGTGCCAGCGCACTCCCGTGATGGCGAACATGTTGTTGCGGGTGGTGCCGGTCATCCGGGACTCGATGTCGACCTCGAGGTCCGTGCCGATCCGGTTGAGGTCGGCCTTCCAGGTCAGGGTGACCGACTCGCCCTCCCAGTTCTGCAGGTCGGCCGAACTGTCCGACACGATGTAGTAGCCGTTCAGCTCCGCCTTGTCCGAGAACACGACCGGGATGAACGACGAGGCGGACCCCATGCCGAGCAGGTCGGCCTGGCGCGCGGAGAGCTGCGCGGCCGTGGAGCCCGCGAAGTCCGGCAGCGACTCCTGCCCGCTCAACGCCAGGGTGTGCCCGGTCGGGGCCGTGCTGGTGGGTGCCGCGGCCGCGGGGGAGGCGACCATGGTGGGGAGTTCCACCAGGCTCAGGCGTCCCAGTGTGATGCTGCCGAACTGGGTCATCAGCTGGTGTCCCTGTCTACCTGGAGCAGTGCGTCGCGGATCTGTCTCGCGTAGAGCTTGGCGTTGGCGTCGAGCGAGTTGGGCTTGCTGAAGTCGGCCAGCATCTTAGCGTCGATCTTCACGGTGAGGTTCTGGATCGTGATGCCGGCCGAGCCGCCGGGGGCGGAGTTGCCGACGCGGTTGGTGATCGAGTTCAGGTTCTTGTCGACGGTGGCGCCGGCGGGCAGGTACAGGGCTTCGGGGCCGCGTTCGCCGACGACGACGACGCCGGCCTGGGTGGTGGTGCCGCCGTCGGCGAGCTGCGGGATCTGCGGCACTCCGATGGTCCAGCCGCCGAAGTGGCCGAGGGGGCCGAGGTCGATGGACGGCATCGTGAACTGCAGGCCGTCCCAGCCGCGGATGACCATGTCGATGGCGCTCTTGAACCCGTCCCACACAACATCCCACATACCGGACAAAGCGGACGTGATGTCGCCCGGGATGCCGCGCAGGAAACTCGTCAGGTCGTTCCAGTAGCCCTTGATGTGGGTCAGGAACGTCTCGATGCTGGATGCCGCCTGCTCGACTTCTCCTGTCATGGATGTAATGAACTTGACAAGCTCTTGGGTGGCGGGCCCGACCACGTAGTCGATCAGCTTTCCCAGCCACACCAGCAGGCTCGTGATCGGCGGGATCAGCACCTGCAGGACGGTGACGCCCAGCTTCGTCAGGATCCCCTCGATCGGCTCCATGGCGATCGCGAAGTTGAGGAAGTCCTGGATCAGCGGCAGCAGCACCGGCAGCAGCTGGATCATGGCGGCGACGATCTGCAGCACCACCGGGATCAGCATCTGGATTTGGGAGGCCAGCTGCGCTCCGATGATGTTGGCCAGCTGGACCATCAGCGGGATCAGCGGCTGCAGGACCGACTCCATCGCCGTCAGCAGGATCTCGACGACCTGCATGATCGGCGGGATCAGCGGCGCCGCGGCGCGCACCAGGTCGCCGATCACGTCGACCACGGTGACCAGGATCGGCGACAGGTCCTTGATCACCGGCAGCAGTGCGGCCATCAACACGTTGACAACCTGGTCGAGGATCGGACGCAACGCCGTCAACGCCGGCCCCAGCGCCCCCGACACGGCACCGACCAGCGTGCCGATAGGACCGAGGAGATCGCCGACGAATCCGAGCACAGCCTGGATCGAGTCGCCCGCGCCGGACGCGTTGTCGGTCAGGCCCACGAACAGCTGACCCAGCCCCGACAGGATGTCCACCAGCCCGGACCCGAGGCCGCTCAAGATCGGACCGGCGGAGTTCGCCGCCGTAGTCAGTCCCTGGAACAGGTCGAGGACACCCGGGAAGACCTGCGCCAGGAACCCGAGTCCCTCCTTGAGGACGTTGAAGAACTCCTTGACGAACGACTGGTTGGTGAACAGCCCACCGATCTGGGCGACGAACCCGCCCATCTCCTGCCCGGCCGCACCGAACATCGTCTTGATCTCGGGCAGGATCGGCTCGATGTCCTGCAGGAACTTCAGGACACCCGGCAGGAACGAGTTCTGGGCGATCGTGTCGAACCCGGTGAACATGGACTTGAGCATGTTCACCACTTCGAGGCCCACCGGGGTGAGCTTCGACAGGGCGCTCGCGGCCGCGCTCGCCCCACCGGCGCTCTGGCTCGCCGCCGCCGCCGCGGCCAACGCCTGCGACTTGTAGGTGTCGGTCAGGTTCTGCTCGGCCTTGGCCACGGCCTGCGCGGACTGCTGCGCCTGATAGGAAGCCTGCTCCTGAGCCGCGGCCTGAGCACGCTGGGCGTTGCCCACCGCCTGCACCGCCTGCTGGTACGAATACTCGGCCTGCACGACCGAGGGCAGCCCCGTCACGCCCTCCTGGTTGGCCGTGTTGGCCGACTGGGTCGCCTCGGTCGAGCGCTGCTTGGCATCGGTCAGAGCCTGCTCCGCGTCGACCAGGGCCTGCTGCGCCTGCTTCTTCTGGATGTCGGTCGACAGCGAGTTCGCCATGACCGCGGTCAGGCTCTGCTGCGCCTGCTCGACGTTCAACTGGGCGTCCGACACCCCGTTGGCCGCGTCGGCCGCCGAGTTGTTCAGGTCCGCGATCTGGTTGGCCGCGTCCACCTTGGCCTGAGCCATCGCCGTAGCGGCCTGCCCGACCTGGTACTCGGCCTGCTGGACCTGCTGGTCGGCCGAGATGATCGAGTTCGCGGAGGACACGGCGGCCTGTGCGGCCTGCTGCTTGGCCTGCACGATGGCCTGCTCGGCCTGGGTGATCGCCTGCGCGTTCTGGAACGCGGTCTGCGCCGCCTGCGCCGCCGTCGTCCCCGCGGCTCCCGCAGCGGCCGGGGCAGCCGACAGGGCGCCCATCACGTCCTTCAGCGCCATGAACGCCGCGCCGAGCCCCATGGTCAGGCCGCCCAGGATCGCGGGCAGCGCGGCCAGCGCCGGAGCCAGCGCCACCGCCGCACCGATCAGGCCCATCATCACCGAAGACAGGCCGCCGGCGTCACCCGCCGCGCCCTGCGCCGCGCCTCCCGTGCTGCCCAGGGAGTTCACCAGCTGATCCATGGACTGGGACAGCGACTCGGAGCTGGACCGGTTGCCCTCCATGGAGCTCCGGCTATCGTCGAGCGCTCCCCCGAGGTCGTCGAGCGCGGCGCGAGAATCGCCCATGGACGACCGCATGTCGCCCATCGAGTAGGTCAGGTCGTCGATGGAGTTGCGCAGCTCGGAGAACCCCTCCGAACCGCCCATCTCGTCGGCCGCGGCCTTGACGGCCTCTTCCTCCGCAGCCAGCTCGGCCAGCTTCGCATCGGCGTCGGCAGTATCGACGTCGACCTGGATCTTGGCCTCTTCTTGGAGCTCCTCCATCTCGGTCTTGACCTCGGCGACGGCCTCCTGGCCGTTGATGGTCAGGCCGACCTCGACGCTCTCGCCCTCGGCCGCCTCCTTGGTGGCGGCCTCGACCTCCTCCTTCAGCCCGGTGTTGTCGGCCGCGATCCGGACCGACATCGTCTGGCCCTCGATGGCCTCGGCCAGCATCTGCTGGACCTGCTCGCGCAGGCCGTCGTCCTTCGCTCCGAGCTGCACGTAGGCAGTGGCGATCTGGAAGCCCTGTCCGTCGTCGCTCACTGCCCGTGCTCCCGTCTACCCGCCGAAACTGAACATGTCCCCGATGTCGGAGAACCTGAGCTCCGCTGCGCTGGAGCCCACCTGCTTGCCGCCCTGCATCGGCGACGGCGGCCCCGGCAGCAGACCCGGAGCCACCGCAGGCGCAGTGGCCGCAGCCGGCCGCACCGGCGCCGCCACGGGCCCTGCGGCCGCTTCCTCCTCGCGCTCCCTCTCCTGCTGGGCCTGCATCTTGAACCTGAACTGGACCGCACCCGGGTAGGCGATCAGCCGCGGCACCAGCTGAGCCCACCGCCTCGACCCCATGTCGTACATGTTGTCGACGCGGTGCAGCGCGGAGAGGTCCGAGGCCACATCGCCCTCCATGTCCACCGCCCAGATCAGATCCTTCACGCAGGCCCAGATCAGGCTTTTGGGCCTGCGTCCTTGTCCCCCAGCAGGGCCTTGGTGCACGCCAGCATCACCGTCTGCAAATGGGCGACCTTGACGCCGGGGAAGTTCGAGAGAGCCTCGAACGCCTCGTCGCCGAGAACATCCAGCAGGAAGTTCGCCATCGCCGCGTTCTCGCCCTCGGTCCGGATCAGCTTGAGCATCTTCATCGCCACCCCCGCACCGCGGTTGCGGTCGATGAAGTACGGCCGGCCGTCGAGCCGGAACACCTCGGCCAGATCCGGGTGCTGGCCTGCGGCGTCCTGAGAATGCAGGTCCAGGACGTCGATCTCGGGCATCGGGATGTCCTGGACCGGCGTGCGCGCCGGGCGACGCGGCGCCGTCTTCTTGGCGGCGGTCTTCTTCGCTGGGGTGGTGGGCATCAGGTTTCCTTGCTACTCAGGCGGAGGTCACGCAGATCACGAGAGTTGGTCGACAATATGAATGGGGCTGATGGCGGAGGACACGTAGTGGCCGTTGAACGTCACCGTGAACACGGTCTGCTTCGCCTTGTCCATCGCCGTGTCGACCTTCGCCGTCGACAGCATCCGACGGAAGATCGCCCGGCGGCGCAGCGAGTTCGGCGCATACCCGTCGATCAGCAGCGCGATGTAGGTCGGCTGCGTGGCCGACGTCGCGAACAGCGGCTCCAACGTCGCATACGTGCCCGCGGCCGACGTGGCACCCGACGTCTGGGTGGAGCCGTTGAGCGCGACCGACAGGTTGTTCAGCGTCGGCTCGGCCAGCTGCGTCGTGATGACGAACTCGCGCTTCGTCAGCCGCCGGCCGATCGAGTCGACGAGCTGGTCGACCATCAGCTCCGTGTAGGTCTGGTCGACCGACAGCGTGATGCCGTTCAGCGTGCCGCCCATGTCCGTCCACGAAGAGGACGCGGGAGCGAGGTTGACGTTGTAGTCCGCGGGCTCGGCGGCCCCGAACAGGCCCTGGTACAGCGTGCCGGGGCCCATGATCAGGTTGGTAACGGTGACGGACACCGGTATCTCCTAGTCTTGGTGAGAATCCCGACAGGCGGATCGGGCGTGAACGGGTGGTTACTTGCTCTTCTTGACTGCCTTCGCCGCGCTGGCGGCCGCGGAGGCTCCCTTTCCCTTGCTGGACGGCAGCCCCGGATAGGCTGCCTTCACGGCCTTGCGGACCTTGGCCTTCTCGACCGGGGTGCCGTTGGCCTCGACCCGGGCCAGCGCGGACACCGCGCGGCCCTTCGAGTTAAGCGGATAGGCGTCCGCACCGCCCGGGCCACCGCCCGGCAGGGCATACGACCCCTTCGGCGCCTTACTGTTCGGCGCCGGCCGCTTGGCCGCCTTCTTCGCTGCTGCCACTGCTCTCCACCTCCTGCGACAAGGCCGACGCGCCCGCCTGCATGGCGACCGCGACCGACGGAATCTCAACCGACGCCGGAACCTCCTGCAAACCCGACGGCACCAGGGTCGCGACCACACCCATCCGGGTCAGGTCCACCAACCCCTCGTCGTCCACCGACACCACTCTGCCCGGCTGCATCGTGGTCGTGATCAGATGCTGCGTCATAGCTGGAAGTCCTCTCGCCGCAACGGCCACTCGATGTGCCCCAGATCCGGATGCTGCCTGACCGGCAGCGTGTCGTACTGCGCCAACATCGCGCCGGGCTCCACCACGCGCACACCGGGGAACAGGAACTCCAGCTCGGCCCGGTCCTCGTGCACCAGGACCTTCCCCTGGTACGACAGCAGCTGCCTGCTGTTCGGGCCCTCCATCGCGAAACGCCTGCTCATGACGGCAGCTCCAGCCAGTACAGTTGAAGATCGAACTGGTAGACGGCCCAGTACGCCTTATCGCCGTACAGGCGCCGCGGCTCACCCAGCGGATGCGCCTGCTGCACCCGCGCCGTCGGATACCCCGACGGCAGCGTCAACACCGCATTGAAGCTCGACAGCTGGTAGCACGCCGCGACGATCTGCTCGGCCAGGCCGTTCGCGATGTTCCACTGCGGCTTACGGCTCGAGGAGTCGATCGGGAACCCGTACGTGGTGATCTGCACCGCCGGCTTGCGCTCCGGAACGTACATGTCCGGGGTGCCGCCGACCGTCTTGTACGTCACGAACCCGGACGTGACCAGAGCCGTGTTCTGCTCGGCCTTCTCCGGCACCTGCGTCGCCACGATCCCGGCGTTCAACCCGGGCAGCGCGGAGAGCCACAGGCCGGCCACGAGCTCCGTGTTGGCCCGATACGTGGAAGGCACCTACCTCACCCCCGGGCCCGCATGCGCGTGGACGTCCGCGATATGCCCGGCCGTGATCCGGTCCGGGACCGCCGGATGGTGCTTGCGGCACACCCGGTACTCGCCGACCGGATGCCGCCCGAGGCGCCAGCAGCGGTCCACGTGACAGGTCTTGCCGCGGTAGTGCGCGACCAGCGCGCCGAACAGGCCCAGCTCCGTGATGTCGGAGCCCACCCCGGACCAGAAGCCGTAGAAGGGACCGGAGAGGTTGTCGGTGCCGAAGAAGTGCGCCAGCCAGTGCATCACGACTCCCCCAGATCCCTCGTCCGATAAAGCGCCGGCCGTAGGAACGGCTGCTCCGGGCTGTTGCCGTGCCGCATGTGCCCCCGCACCGGACGGCCCTGCCGCATGTGCGGACGCACGTACTCCAGGCCGTGGAACCCGAGCTCCACAGCAGCGCAGTACGGCAGGTGCGAGATGATCCGGGCTTGCCCCGGCGCAGAGTTGATCACGGTCAGGGAGGCCTTAAGCTCGCCCGTGTCCACAGGGCAGATCGCCTGAGCGTCCTTCTGGACCTCAGCCATCGCCTTAACGATCATCGTGTTGACCGTAGGCGCGAGCCGGTCGTACCAGCTCTCATCGATCTTCAACTCGGTGGCCACCTGCCGCACCCTTCTCTACGTCGGGCTCCCGCACCGCCCCGGCCCGGTCTACCCAGGCCACAGGGGCGATACGACGGTGCGTGTTCTGTTGTACCGCGACGCGCAGGCGGCACGCGTGACGCGTGTTTACCAGGGGTTCCAGTTCGTGCCGTTCGACACCAGCCGGAGCGACCCGTACGCCGAGTTCATGAACGCATACGCCGCAGCCGACGTCGAAGCCGTCGCCGCAGCCACGCCACCGATCTTCCCGCCGCCCGTCGGAGTCTGCACCGACACCGTCGCCGAACCCGACACCGAACCCGCCGCATCGTGGATCAGCAGCACGTGACCCGGCGTCACACCGCTCGCAGCCGCGATCGTCAGCACCGTCGCCACACCGACCGCGCCGATCTCCACATTCGACGCCGACGCCGGGATCGTCGCCGCCGAAGAAGCCACCGAGAACGGAGCCAGAGCCAGACCGAACTGCTCGACCACCTCACCGGCAGCCGAAAAGTACTCCAGGACGTTCGCGTTGACGTCCTTCTGCTCGCCGACGTCGCCCGCCGCACCAGCCTGAGGCATTTCGATTCCCAATCTGTTGATCGTGGACAGGTCAGGCGCAGAACAGTCGGGCTACTTGCTGTCGACCTTGAAACGGTTGCCCTGCGCATCGACGAACGGACCCTGCGGGTGCGCCACCTTCGTCGGCTGATGGCCAGCCTCCTGCGCACCCCCGATCGCGCCGCTCCCCTTCAGCAGCTGACCCTTCTGGCCCGGCGCCACACCGTTGCTCGCGTTGCGCGCAGGCATCGCGGCGCTCGCCGCATCGCGGGTTCCCAGGTCGGGAATGCTGGCCATGAGTGACTCCGTCCCAAGAAAACACGCAATTAACGTACAAATCTAGACGTGTCCAGTATATCCCCCCCAACCCACACCTGTCAGTTGACGTACGTCAAGTCCAACCGCAAGTCAGGCGTATGCACCGGCGACCCCAACACCGACACCGCCGCAATCGAATACTTCCTCCCCGTCTGCTCATCCAAGATCCGATCCGTGTCCAGCACATCCGTCCCCGCCGGCAACCGACACGTCGTATACCGGTACACGCGCATGTCCTGCGCCACCGCATCCACCCCGGTCCGAGACCGCTCCATCACCGACGCCGGAATCCCCGTATACACCGCCGTATCCGCATCCACCGTGTCCCCGGCCGGCGTCACCGTCGTGCCGCGCAGGATACTCACCGTCGTCGTCGGAAAAGCCATCACGCCGAATCACCACCGATCTGGAACGAATGCGTCTCCATCCACGGCCCGTTCGCACTCGGCACATGACCCACCCACGCCAACACCCGGCCCTTGTGCATGCGCTCCCGGGCGATATACCGGTGATGCCCATCGATGATCACATACTGCGGGCTGCCACCCACCTGCACCGCCACAATCGGCTCAGCCGACCCGTCCTGCCACTTCTGAACCTCACGATCCACATTCTGCGGCTGACTCGCCGCCGCCCACGACGACTGGCCAGCCGTATCGAACCGATCCAGACCCACCTTCCGCACCGGCTCCCACACCGCCGACCTCACCCAGCCGATCGCCGACGCCGGAAACCGCTTCACCAACTGCGCATACACCTGCTGACGCGCAGCCAAAGCACCAGCCGACTTGGACATGTCAGACAGCCGCCGGAGCAGCATACGGATAGACCAGGGCAGCGGCCGCCGCGTCGATGGTCTGATAGACCCGACTGACCGAGGACCAAGGCAGCAACACCCGATCCGTCCCCGTCCGCACCAGGAAGACACCGTAATCAGTGAACTCGATCTCATCGGTGTCGTAAGTACCGGACGAAGTGTCGACCACGGTGATCGTGTTACCCGCCTGGTCGAACGGATACTGCTCGATCGTGCTCATATCAACTCCAGAGATCGGGGTGCTTGCGCGCCAGCAACTGCACAGTCTCGCCGTGACGCTCCATGCGACGGCTCTCCTCATGCAACTGGCCCTCACGCATACGGTAGAAGTACACCGGCTCCTCAACCACCTCATACCGGCCCAGCCCCAGCTTGAACAGCGACACCCAGAAATCCCAATCCTCCGCCGACCCGAAGGTGCCCGGCAGGCTCGTATCCGTGCTGTACCCGCCGACCGCCTGCCACACCTCCGACCGGATCAACGCCATGTTCACCATCGGCGGCCACTCCCGGAAGTCCCCCAGCACGGCGCCCCGCTTGGACACCTGCACCGTGTTCAGACCACCCACCTGCTGCGCGTACACCACGCAGAACGACAGGCCCGGATCAGCCTCCAGCCGAGCCACACACCGCTCGATGCAGTCCTCACGCAGCCAGTCATCGCTGTTCGCCACGAACACGGCGTCACAACCATCCCCGATAGCAGCAGTGGCGCAGTCGTTCAACGTCAACGGCCAACCCATGCGCGCGGCATGAGACGCCGCCAGACGCGCACCCGCCAGCTCCGCCGTGCGGTCCGTAGACGCGTCATCCACCACATACCCCAGGGCCGGATAGGTCTGGCGCGCGACCGAGCCCAACATCTCACCCAGATACGGCTCGACGTTGTAGGCGGGCAGCAGAACCCCGACTCTCACCTCGCCACCACCAGGCGGCTTGCATGGGTCATCCCTAGTCCGATACAGTCACGCCTATGGATGATATTTGCAAGGAAGTCGGCTGCGGACGCCCGGTCGCCTCGCGGATGCTGTGCAACACGCACTACCACGCATGGCGCCGCGCCGCCCAGAGGAACGGCACCTTCGACAACCAGAAGCCGCGCAACCTGGCGGAACGCTTCTGGAAGTACGTGGACAAGTCGGGCGAGCACTGGATGTGGACCGGCCCGGTGAACAACGCAGGCTACGGACGGCTCGTCACCCAGACCGGCAGCAAGACCTCGCGCACCGCGGTCATGGCGCACCGGCTCTCGTACGAGCTCCACCACGGGCCGATCCCGGAAGGCCACAAGGTCCTGCACCGCTGCGACATCCGCCTGTGCGTGAACCCCGACTGCCTGTTCACCGGCACCACCAAGGACAACGCCCAGGACATGTCCGCCAAGAGGCGCAACCACATCCCGACCAGGTTCAACACCGAAGAGGTCAGGGACATCAGGCAGGCGCGCGCCAGCGGCGTTCCCGTCGCGGATCTCGCGGCGTTCCACAGCGTCTCCCTTCCTCTGATCTACAAGGTGCTCTACAAGACCCAGCCCTACGACTTCGATTAGGGAACGGAGGAACCGCGGTACCCGTAGTTGTACGTGTCCACCCAACGCTCGTACAAATCATTACTCTCACTGTCCGGGTCCGAAGACAACGGCGTCTGGTCGTCGATGAACGGTGTGCGAACACGTAGGCTGCGACTCTTCTGCCAGGACAGTTGTTTCAGCGTCCGGAGTGCGAGTGGTGCGAGCATGACGCTGCGGGGGTCGGTGATGTGGGTGGAGAGGCCGTCTTGGGAGAGTTGGTCGACGTCGTTGCGGTAGAGCAGTCCGGGTTGTTGGGTCATCCAGGCGGCTTGGTAGGCGATGCCGTAGCGGAGCCACATGAGGTCGAAGGGCTGCATGTTGAAGCCGGATGATTCGGGGGTGTAGTTGCTGTACATGTTGAGGATTTGCTGGGCGTTCATGATTTGCTGGGTGGTGAGTGTGAGGCCGGTGACGCTGTTGACCCAGGTGACGGGGTTGACGGCGAGGACGTTGCCTTGGGGTGCGAGGAGGTCTTCGTTGAGGGTGATGTCGCACCAGGTGAGGAAGGTGCTGGTGCCGTAGGGGAGTACGGTGACGACTTCGCTGGTTTGGACGGCGGAGGATGCGTAGGTGGCGTTCCAGATGGCGATGTAGTCGCCGGGGGCTTGGCTGGTGGAGACGGCCCATTGGAAGCTGTAGAGGCCGGTGGCTTGGTGGATGATGCCGGCGGAGGTGGGGCCGAGGACGTTGGAGCCGTCGGTGGCGCCGTTGACGGTGAGTGTGAGGCCGGTGACGTCTGCGGCGGGGCCGTTGGGGTATTCGTACCACTGGGAGAGGAGGTCGGCGGTCTGTCCTTGGTTGACGTCGGTCATCTGCGTCCTCCTTTCAGTCCAGGTCCCAGGTCGCGGTGGGCGCGACCGAGCAGTTGATTTTGAGCCATTGGTAGGGCTGCAGCCTGACGGGGAAGGGTGCGGCCAGGGTGCCGGCGGCGGTGAAGTCGGCGATGGTGGACAGTGCGGGGACTGACTGGCCGCCCATGAGCTGGGATTTCTGGATGGTGGTGACGCCGGAGCCGCCGAGCAGGTATACGTTGGCGGGGCGCCCGGTGGTGTTGTACATCGCCGTGTTGGCCGTGATGGCTGGCGGTGAGGCGTCGATGCCGGGGAGGGGCTGTTCGCGGATGAACTTGATGCCGGTGGGGAAGGTGAGTGTGATGTCGCTGGATGATCCGGCGACGCGGATTTCGCCGACGGCGGAGCCGAGGCCGGTGCCGTCGTTGGGGGCGTCGCGGCCCTGGATGGCGCCTTCGGTGTCCAGGATGCCGTGCAGTGTCGGTCCGATGCCGGATTCGCCGGGGCCGAACACGATGATGTGGTAGGAACAGCCTTCCACGGCGAGTTGCCCGAAGTTGATCGCGTGGAGGCAGCCTGCTCCGGAGCCGCCGTCGCCGTAGCTGCCGACCGGGCAGAAGCCGCCCCAGCAGTACAGCACTGTGTCGCCTTGGCCGACGGTGTGTTCGGTCCAGAGGGGTCCGTAGGTGAAGCCGCCGTTCCAGACGCAGTCGCGGATGCGGTTGGAGGCGTTGTTGCCTGCGGCGGGCATGAGGCCGCCGATGGAGATGCCGCCGGAGAGGGTGTCGACGTTGGAGAAGTCGCCGAGGCCGGGGTTGTTCTTGTAGTACTGGACGACGCCGTTGGTGCCGAAGGAGCAGCGGTCGAGGTGGGCGCGGGCCATGCCGTGGAAGTTGAAGGGGCAGTAGGTCCAGCCGGATGCGCTGTGCGTGTTCATGATCACCATGTCGCGTAGGCACACGGTGAAGTTGTTGAACACGGGGTCGGTCAGGGAGGTGCCGTAGCCGTTTTTGCCGGTGGGTCCGCCGAGGCAGCTGGGGTTGCCGCTGCCGGTGACGGAGTCGGCCTGGGGGCTGGAGCCGGAGAATACGCCGCAGCTGAACCATGTGGAGGAGCCGAGGATGGGGTAGTCCTGGTCCCAGTAGCGGGTGTTGCCGGCGTCGTCTGCTCCGGAGAAGATGAGGGCGCGGCCGGCGTTGCGTCCGCTGTTGAGGCCGATGGTGAGCTGGCTATTGTAGATCGCGTTGACGCCGTCGGTGGTCTTGAGGGGTCCGGCGATCATGTAGCCGCAGCCGTTGGGCGCGGCCGGGGTGACGATCTCGGCGGCGATGCCGAACGGGGAGTCGTATGCCACGGCGGCGTTGAGCGCGGCCTGGATCGCCACGGTGTCGTCGGTGCCCCACAGGCCTTGCAGGCCGCTGGCCGAGGTGGTGGCTGAGGCGTTGAGGGTGATCTGGGTGGCGCTCTGCCAGCTGGCGATCGTGCTCACCAGAGTGGTCTGGCCGCTGGACAGGGCTCCCTTGACGGCGATGGGCTGGCCGATCATGGCGGAGGTGAACTGGGCCGAGTTGGAGGTGAACACCGCGGAGCCGGAGGTCATCTGGCCGTCGATGACGCACTGCAGGCTGCCGGTGGCGCCGTACTCGGTGATCAGGAAGCGCCATGGCTGGTCGGGGTGGGTGTGTCCCAGGTCGGCCACGGTGCCGGTCGCGCCCAGGGCCGGGACGCCGGTGGGCTGTAGGGACAGTGAGGATGCGCCGAGCAGGACGACGCCGGTAGCGGAGGTGGTGGCGGCCTGCTTGATGTTGGCGAACGACGACGGGGCGGAGGCGACGTCTGAGAGGTTGTGGGCGGCGAGGAGGGCGCCGCTGGTGCTGCCGCCGGAGTTGTTCAGGACGAACTCTCGGGTGGCGGCTTCCATGGCGGCGACCGGGTCCTCTGCGAGGAGCAGGGGCCCGGCCATGGTGTCGCCTGCTTTGGCGACCCGGGTCAGGTCGCCGTTGGACCCGTAGCCGGTCGCCGTCATTGTCAGGCCGCCGGGTCCGCGGGGGTTGCGGGTGTTGCGGGTGTGGTCTCGGGCGCGGCGGGGGGTGCCTCGACGGCTGCGGCGACCGGCGCGGGCTCAGCCGGGACCGGAACCGCATCCGCATCCGAGGCCGGCGGCTCCGGCTCGGTGGAGGTCGGCTCCGGCGGGGATGAGTCCGCCGGTGGCGTAGGGCCCGGGGCCTCTGCGGCGTCCTGCTCCGCGGCTGCGGCCGGTTCCTGCTCGCCGGTGTGCTCGACGAGCTCGTGGACGCCGTCGTCGGCCGCCACGGCGTTCGGTGCGGCGAGGGCAGCGGCGTACGCCTGGGGGGAGACGAGGGAGCTGGGGGTGACCGTTGTGTGCGGCTCGGTGTCCGAGACCGCGGGGGTGACCGGGACTTCGTAGGTCAGGTTCGTGTTGCCCGGCGCGGTCGGGTGGGGCTGCTCGTCGACCAGCACGGGTGCGCCCTTGGGGTGCAGGCCGCGTTGGATCGCTTCCTGCAGCACGGCGACGGCGTTCTGCCAGTGGACCCAGTGGTCTTTCGGCAGTCCGAGCGTGTGGGACCTGTTGTGGACCGTGAACACCTTCCGGAACACGCTTCCGGTGCTGTTGTTCTCGGCGGTGCGCTGGTTGACCTCTGATTCCGGGTCGCCGTCGAGCGACGGGAACTGGCCACGGGAGAAGTCGGGCATGCTGGTTTCCTTACTCGCGACGCAGGTCCCATGCGGGTCCCGGGGGGACGGGCGGCGTTCCGCCTGAAACCGCCGCCCGCCGTCTGAGGGACCCGTCAGGATCAGAGGTTGATGTTGCCGGAGTTGTCCTCGTGGACCGAGAACGCCGCCTCGTGGCCGACGGCGAACGCGCGTCGGGCGCGGAGCTTGAGGATCGACTCGTCGGTCAGTGCCGCCAGGCCGTTGCGGCCGTCGATGAACACCGACTCCGGGCCGGACCGGCGACCGACGATCATGTAGTTGCGGTTGGCCCACGTGAGGAGCGGGTTGCCGGTCGGGGTGGGCGTCGCGGTGGCGGAGCCCATGTTGCCGAGCGACCAGTGGATCGGGATCCCGAAGATGGTGTCCGGGGACGCGGCCATACCGCCGCCGGGGAAGCCCGCGGTGGATTCCTGGAAGATCGGCCGGTTGTTGGTGTCCTTGATGTTGCGGAGCAGGTTGCGGTACGCCGGGTGGGCGATGCACACCATCTCGGAGATGTCGAAGTAGTTGCCGCGCTCGACGTTGCCCAGGGACTGGGACAGCGACGCGTACGTGGTGCCCGCGGACCCGGTCTGGGTGAGGTTCGCGTTGCCGGTGTAGCCGGTGTTGGAGTCGGACTGGGTCAGCGCGTAGTACACCGAGGTGAACGGGACGCCGACGCCGGGGGCGGCCGACACGGCCAGGCACGCGTTGTCGAAGATCTTCCCGTAGGAGGTCGCCCAGTCCTTCTGCTTCGTGGCGATGACGTCGGCGATCGCGTCGTCGATGTCCTCTTCCGCGATGCGGACGGCCTGGCCGAACTTCTGCGCGGTGAGGATCACGGAGTCGTTGACCGACTGGTCCTCGTTGTAGGTGCCGCCCTTGGCGACGAGGCTGACGCCCACGCCGGCCGAACGCGGGACGCTGCGGGTGTCGGAGTTCATCGGGACCGGGGATCCGAGCGCCTCGACGCCGGAGATCTGGTTCACCCGCATGATGACCTGCGAGTCGAACTCCTCGGGGATCCACGCGTCCATCACGTCGCGGGCGCCGCCCGCGATGGCGTAGATCGGCTTGCCGAATGCTGTGTGGCCGAGCAGCGTCTTGGGGGCGATGCCCGGTCCCGACAGCAGGTTTGCGCGGAGCATGCCGCGGCCTCCTGGGGATGTGGGGTGGGGTGGACTGCATCGACCGATCCAGGTCTTACCCACCCGCATCCGCAGGCTGAGGCCTATGTTACCGCTTTTGTGCTGTTGTCAACCAGCGTGGGGCATATCAGTGTTTCTATCGGCCGGACAGGACCTGTGCGGCGATCTGCTCGGCGGAGGAGCGGGGGCGCTCTTCGGCTTCCGCGCGGGCGGAGCCGTTGACGCGCGGCGGGGGGGTGCGCTTCTTGGACTTCTCGGGCTCCGGGGCCTTGAACAGCTGCGGCAGCTCGGCCTTGAGGGTCTCGATCTGCTCGTCCAGGCCGGCCGTGATCTCGCCTTCCTCGTCGATCTCGATCTCGTCCAGGTCGAGCAGTCGCACGAGGCGTCCCATGTTGGTGGCCTGGACGCCGGAGCCGGACAGGGCGGCGCGGGCGGCCTGGTTGACGGCCATGGAGCGGAACCTGGCGGACGCGGCCTGCTCGCCGTCGCGCTTCGCGGTTTCGGTCAGCTGCTTGACCTGCGCCTTGGTGAGGAGCCCTTCGGGGATCTTGGGTGCGTCGGGCGGGACGGCGGTGGTGGTGGTGCGCACGCCGGCCGGGGTGCCCTTGCGCTTCTTGCCGATCTCCTCGACGACGGTGGTCGCGGTGCCGCCGCCCTGCTTCTCCAGCAGTTCCCGGCGCTCTTCGGCCGCCTCGTATTCGGCGAGCCTCGCTTGGAGGTCGGCGGTTTCCTTGTCCTTGGCGGCCAGGGCCTCGCGGCGCTGCTTGGCCGAGCCGTTCGACTTGGACAGGGCGGCCTGGACCTTGAGCCATTCGGTTTTGGACGGGGCCTGCCAGGCGTCGCCGGTGCCTTCGCCTTCGGTGCCGCCTTCGCCTTCGTCGGAGGGTTCGATCTCGATGTCGCCGGAGCCGCCGGCGATCTGGTGGATCGGGTGTCCGTCGCTGCGGTAGCCGAGGATGGTGGGGGGGGCGGGCATCAGGCGGGTGATCTTCACGTTGGCTCCCAGCCGGGATAGCGACCTATGCGCATCTGCGCATTAACGCAACTTTACAGCGGTCACCGGCGCGCGGCACGCCGGCGAGACGGATGGATACGGTTGTCGAAGCTGCCCTTCGCCACAGCCCGGTGGCCGCGCTCCTCCACCGACTTCGGCAGCCCGGCCCCGCGCTGAAGCAGCCGGGCCGCCGCATCCAGGCGCACCGTGCTCGACTCGCTGGGTAGCGACCAGCCGTAGACGACCGACCGCTTCGCCTCCCTGCGCAGCGCCGCGGGCAGGTCGACGTTCGCACCGACACCAGGACGGTTGTACAGCGCGTTCTCCTCCGGACCCCCCACAGGCACGTGCGGACCGAACCACAACTCCGGATGACACCGGCAATTCGGGTGAGCCGGGGGACCCATCAACGGCTGTCCAGGTGGCCAGACGTCGGGTGCCGACCCGGGTCTGCCGAACGTCGCCTCCTCGTCGAATCCCTCACCAGACATCGGATCGATCAGATGCCCTGATAGCGCTAAACAACGGACGCACGCGTCCGGTTCTGCGATCCAAAGCAGCGACGCGCCCTTGTTGACGGCGACCTGCCGGATCGCGTCCGAGCTCGCCTTGTTCACCGCCCACGTAGACGAACGCTCCAGACTCGTCGCGGCCTGGTTCGCGTGGCCCATCGCCTTGACGAGGTCGTCCCAGCCGGTGATCGGGAGCTGCTCGGCGAACGTCGTGGTGTCGGCCACGGACTGGGCCATCGCGGTCGGGACGGCTTCGATCGCCTGCGTCAGCACGGTGGGCAGCTCGATCGTGTCCGCGGCCACGGGGTCGGGCAGGTGCCGGTTGGCGTATTCGAGGCCGCGCACCGCGGCCCGGGCGGCGAACTCCTCAAGTTGCGGCGTCGGGTCGTAGGTCGCGACCGCCTGCAGTTCGGTGACGAGGATCTGCACGAGCTGCTGCGCTTGAACCGGATCGGCGGGACGCTCTAGTCCGCCGAACATCAGGACGTACCGGCCGGCGAGCGTGCGGAAGATGTTGGACAGCAGCTGCCGCAGCGGTCCGGAGACGGCGGTGATGGCCTGCTTCTCCAGCAGGAGCAGCGCGGCCACGGCCGCCGCGTTCTCGACCGTGACCGCGCTGACCGCGGCCTGTTCCGCGCTGCTGTTGCCGGCGGTGTTGACCTGCGGCTGCTCGCTCATCGCGCTCCTGCCGGGCTACTTGCCCTTCTTGGGCGCCGCCGTCTTCTTGACCTTCGCTACCGGGTGCTTGTCGACGGTGCCGTTGTCGTGCTTGACGGTGACCGTGCCGGCGGCGACCTTCGTCACGGTTCCCTTGTTGCCCTTCGGGTCGACCACGCGGGTGCCGGTGCCGATACCGCCCGCGGCCTTGGCCTTCTTGATGTTCGCCAGGAACGCGGGGGGCAGGCTCTTCTTCGCCATGGGTCGATTCCTCTCAGTACATCTTCGACGGTGCGGGGGTGCCCTTCGGCGGGTCGACGGTGCGCTGCCCCGGCGCGACGACGTGCCCGGCCGGCGACGGCCCGGCCATGTCGGACGTCGCCTTGGGCCGGCCGAGCGTGGCGCCCATGCCCGCATCGGCGCCCTTGGCGGTCGAGCTCGTGATGTCGGGGTGCCGGGCGCCCGGCGCGAGGACGGGACCGCCCTGGCCGGCGCCGTGCAGGAGGTCGGCGTCGCTGGGGGCGGACTTCGAGTATCCGTCGGCGGCCATCATGCTGTCCCTTGGTCGAAGGTGGTGGAGCGTTCTTCGGGCAGTGCCAGAATATCCGTGATGATCTTGTTGACCTGTTGCGGGTCGAGCGCGCCCAGATTCGCCGCGGTACCGAGGGCCTGTGCGGCGGTCGCGACCTGCGTGAGGATCTTCACGCGCTGCTCGAGGTCGTCGCCCTGGTACGGCAGCCACGCGTCGACCTGGTCGTCCTCGTACCCGGCCTCGAGCAGCGTCTGCCTGGGCGGTACGCCGAGGTTCTGCTTCAGGCCCATCATCTGCCAGCCGGCCAGGTCGTCGATCGTCGCGCCGGGGGTCCATCGGATGATGGTGTTCGGCTGGACGATGCGGCCGGCCTGGGCGTCGTCGTCCCAGGTCGCGACTTTCAGCGCGAACGCCATGACGTCCGTCCAGCCGCGGCCGTAGGTGATCTGGCGGCGGCGGACGCGCTTGAGGAGCGGGACCTCGGCGGCGCGGATCGACTCGCCGGACGGGGGAAGCCGCGTGTAGGTCTGCGGGTCGAAGTAGTGCAGCGGTGTGGAGGTGACCTGCGCCATCATGCGGATGTACACCTCGAGCGGCGCGAGGAACACGGCCGGGTCGGGCGGGTTGAACTGGCCGGCCTGCCGGACGCCGTTGAGCCACCACACCTCGCCGGGGCCTGCGCGCAGCGTGGAGTCGTGGCCGGTGTCCTCGAACCGGTTGATGTCGTCTTCGGTGTCGAAGTCGGCGAGCTCGTCGGAGCCGTGCTGCGTGTCCGAGAGGAGGTACCGCTGGGGGAAGCCGTAGTAGTCGATCGTCGCGGCGTGCGTGATGATCAGCTTGTTGACGGCGTCCTGGGGGCCGTAGGCGGCGCGGTGCTCCGGGTCGCCGTAGGGGATGCCGGTGCGGAAGTGGAACACCGGGATCTCGCCGAACGGGTTCGCGACCGGCCAGCCCTCGTCGCCCTCGTCCTGGAACTGGATCCAGTCCCGGCGGTTGTTGCCCTTGGAGTTGGGGGTGGTGACGTACTTCTCGATGCGGTCCTGGTAGTACAGGTTGACGCGGGTGGGGGGCTTGGCCTTGATGCCGAGCTGCGCGGGCATCGTCCACTTCTTGACCGCGAACTTCTTGTACAGCGGGTTCTCGGTGTCGTAGACGATGCGGGTGGTCTTGGGGCTGTTGTAGAAGATGTCGACCTGTTGGAAGTCGAGCTGCTGCTCGTCGGCGAGGTCTTCGGGCTGCATGTACGGGTTGTCTTCGACGGTTTCGGAGCTCGGCCAGACGATCATGTAGGCGTCGCCGAACTCGCCCGCGCGCCGGTGGATGTTGGTGGACTCGAGGTCCATCATGTTGCGTTCCCAGATCTTCTGCAGGATCTGGTCTGCCTCTTCGTCGTCGGCGACTTGGACGGCGTTGATCTCGAGGCGGTCGGCCATGACGTCGACGGGGGTCTTGGCGAGGTTGAACCGGAAGGTGATGCCGGTGCGCTCGAGGGCGCGGCGCAGGCGGATGGAGGCGAAGAACTCAGGGTTCGTCGCTTCGTAGTACATTTCGGCGCGGTGGTAGTCCGGGAGCGAGTTGGCGAGGGCCTGGAGGCCTTCCATCAGGTCCGGGTTGCCGGCGAGGGTCGGTTGTAGGGCGCTGTTGTCGCCGGCCACCCGGACACCTCTTTCGTCTGCGCATATTCGTACATGGCCAATTGAACCACCTGGGGAGGCCTGTGGCCACGGGCGACCCGACACGCCTACTTGACAGGGGGGCAAGATGGGTGTGTGATGGTCCACGGAAACACCAGCCGGAACCGATCCGGCCCGGGCCACACCGACAACCCTGGAGACGACCGTGAACAACCCCGACCCGAACCTGCCTCCGACCGGCTACAGCCACACCCCGGCCTGGGACCACGCCCAGAACAGCGTCTGGAACCAGGCGACCCCCACCGGACAGCCGCCCTGGGCGCGGCCCCCGCAGCCCGGCTACCCCGCGCAGCCCCAGTACGCCCCGTACCAGCCGCCGCGGCCGCCGAAGAAGCACACCGCGCGCAACATCGTCCTCGGCGTCCTCGGCACCCTCCTCGTGATCATCGTGGCGTCCGCCGTGGCGGCCGGCGGCAAGACCCCCAGCACCGGCACCACGGCCAGCAGCCCCGGCACGAGCGCGCCGTCGAGCGCGCACGCCGCACCGGCGCCTGCCCCGGCGACCAAGGCCCCCATGCCCTCCCAGGTGACCTTCGCGTGCACCGGCAGCGCACCCGACGGAATCAACATCACCTACGGCCCCGAAGGCACCAACGACTCCGCGGGCAGCCTGCCGTTCACGAAGACCGTGCCGCTCGACTCCGGCGCTCCCTACTACAACGTGACCGCCCAGCTGTCCGGTTCGGGCCACGTGTCGTGCACGACAGTCGTGGAATGGGACGGCCAGTCAGTGACCCAGTCGGGCTCGGCCAGCGGCGGCTACAACATCGCGTCCGCCGAAATGTGCTCCGCCTTCACCGGCGGCTGGGAGAAGTGCTGACCGCCGAACCGCGTCCGGAACCGACCACCGCCAGCTAGCCGCAAATCAGGGGGAGAACCGTGTATCCGTCCCATGGCGCCGACAGCCTTGCCGACACCATCACCCTTCCAGCCGTCCCATTCCACGGGAGCGCCATCGAGACCGTGAGCCCCTCGCGCGTGGCAGTCGCAGCCCCCACGCGCCGCCGTGACCGGCGCGACACCAACCCGCTGCCCGCGTGCCCCACGGACGCCGAGACGCACCTGTACAGTCGGCGTCGCTACTATCCCGTCGCGGCCTTTTCCGCGATCTCCTTCGCGCTCCTGGCCGCATCGCAGAGCCGCTTCATCCTCACCGCCGATTGGGCCTGGGCGCTCGCCCCGTTCTTCACCTTCACCACGGCCTACTTCCTCCTGGCTGGCTGGGTCAACCTGGGCACCCGCGACTTCAACCGCGACGCCCACGACGAACTAGTCCACCAACACACACACACACCCGCGCCTTCCCTCGACGTGTTCCTGCCCGTCTGCCGCGAACCCGCGGCCGTGCTGCACAACACCTGGACCGGCGTCTTCGAGCTCATGGAGGCCTACCGCGGCCGCTGCAACGTCTACGTCCTCGACGACGGCGCCGACCCAGAATGCGCCCGCATGGCCGGTGACTTCGGCTTCACCTACCTCGCGCGCCCCGAAAAGGGCTACGCCACCAACTACCGCGGCTGGTACAAGAAAGCCGGCAATCTGCGCCACGGCTTCGCCCACTCCGATGGCGAGTTCATCCTCGTGCTCGACGCCGACTTCAACCCCCGCGCCGACCTTCCCGACCACCTGCTGCCCTACCTTATCGACGACCCGCAGCTCGGGATCGTCCAATCCCCGCAGTTCTTCCGCACGCACCGGGGCCAAACCCGGATGGAGCGCGGTGCCAGCGCCGTCCAGGAGCTCTTCTACCGCACCGTGCAGGTTTCCCGGGACCAGCGCGGCGGCGCCATCTGCGTCGGCTCCTGCGCGATCTACCGGCGCGAAGCTCTCGAAGCGAACGGCGGGGCGACCCTGATCGGCCACTCCGAGGACGTGCACACCGGCTTCGACCTACGCCGCCAGGGCTGGGGCCTGCGCTACCTGCCGGTGCCGCTGGCCACCGGCGTGTGCCCCGACAACCCCGACTCGTTCTTCGCCCAGCAGTACCGGTGGTGCATGGGTTCGATGGCCCTGCTGTGCCATCGCCGCTTCTGGAAGCACCGCATGCCGCTGCGCACCCGCGCCTGCTACGTCTCCGGGTTCTGCTACTACGTGCACACCGCCGTATCCACCCTCGTGACGCCCGTGATCCCTTTGGTGATGCTCCTGGCGATCCCCGGGCACGTGCGCCTGGTGAACTACGCCTACATCGCTCCGTCGATGCTCTACAACCTCCTGATCTTCCCGCTCTGGCACCGCTGCCGCTTCGGGCCCTCGGCGTACATGGCGAAGCTGCTCTACGGCTGGGCCCACCTGTTCGCTCTCATCGACCTGCTGCGCAGGCGCCCGATGGGCTGGAAGCCCACCGGCGCCGCTGGCGCGGCCCGGCGCAACGGGCGCCTGTGGGCCGGCATGTGGGGCTGGTCGGTCTCCACCGGACTGGCGTGGACCGGGATCGCCGCATGGCGCACCACCACCGAAGGCATGCGGTTCGCGCCCATCACGCTGCTCGGCGCCCTCACCCTCTGGATCACGCTGCTCGCCATCGCCTCCCGGAAGGGGGAAGCCCGATGAAACACCGCCGCACCGCGGGCGCCGTCATCCTGCTCACGCTGCTCGGCGCCACCGGCTGCCACGCGCGGCAGCCGACGCCGCATACTGTGCACCAGGCTGCTGCCAGCATCCTCGCTTCCGCCAGTCCCGCTGCCTCGGCGAGCATCCTGGCAGCAGCACCACCCGCCGCGTCTGTCCTGGCGCCGGACGGGAAGTACCTGGGCGTCGCCGAGCCCTCGGCCGCTGCCGTGAAGGCTTTCGGCACGGCCACCGGGACAGTCCCCGACATGGTCGAGCAGTACATCGGATGGGGCGCCAACGTTCCGGCCCTACCTGGTAGCGAGCTGCCGCTGCTCTCGTGGATGTCCACCGGCGACCTCGCGGCAATCGCCGAGGGCGCTGACGACGCCTACATCACGCGCGTCGCCGGGCAGATCCGGGCGCACGGCGCTGCGGTGGCGCTGACCTTCGACCACGAGTTCAACGGCGACTGGTATCCCTACGGCACCCAGGCGGATAGTGCGGCTGAGTTCGTCGCCGCGTGGCGCCACGTGCACGACCTGTTCGCCTCGGCCGGGGCGGTGAACGTCGTCTGGGTGTGGACGCCCAACGTGGTCAATCCGATGCCGGCCGTGCAGCTCGCCCCGTACTGGCCCGGAGCCGCGTACGTCGACTGGGCCGGGATCGTCGGGTACTGGACCGGGGAGCTCGGCGAGGATTCCTGGTCGACGCTCTACGGCCCCACCGAGCAGCAGATCGAGGCCGTCACACCCGACCCGATCCTGATCGTAGAGACCGGTGCGGCGCAGGGCCCGCAGAAGGCCGGTTGGGTCACTGCGATGCTCGCCGGGCTCGCCGCCGATTCGCGGGTGGTGGGGATGGTGTATTTCGACTACGGCACCGCGCAGGGCAAACGCGCCGACTGGACCCTGCAGGACGATCCTGCGGCGCTCGCCGCATACCGGGCCGGAGCCGCACAGCTCCAGCTCGCCCGTATCCCCTAGCCGACCACCCACAGAACGCAGGAGAGTGCCATGGCACGCGACGAGGAAGCGGTCGGGCAGGATACGCAGCCGATGACGCTGGGCGCCTTCGACACGGGGGACTGGCGCGACGGCTGGCCGACCGAGGAGATCGCCCGGCCGCGCACCGGTGCGCGCCGAAGCGCGGGCTGGGGGCGTGTGGCGCCGTGGGTGCTGCTTACGGTGTTGGGTGGTGCTGCGCTCGGGGGCGGTGCGTGGTTCGCTCTGACCGCGAACGCCAACCTGGCTCCGGCCGGCACGGCGACTACCAGTGCTAGCCCGACGGGTCCGGCGCCGACCCAGGGCGGAGTGATCGTCATCCCCGCTGCGCCGACGCACCCCGCGCCGCCGGCCAGCTCGGCCGCGACCCTGCGCGCGACCACGCCCGTAGCGCACCCGGCGCCGGTCCGGGCAGGTACGACTGCGGCATCGACCCGTGCGCACGCACCGACGGCGCCCAGTAGCACCCGGGACGCACCGTCGCGTTCCGCAACACCGCCGCCCACGGGCTCGACGACAACGCCGGCGCCCGCTAAGCCTTCCCCGGTGAGCACTGCGCCCGACCCTGCCAACACGGACTGCGTCGTGGTCACGTACAGCGACGGCTCGACCATCGACGTCTGCGCTCCGTCTACGTCACCGTCCGTCGATCCCCCTACCGTGGGCCCCTGAGAGAGGTGTTTCATGTGGAGACGCGCACTGTCGGCTATGGCGCTGACCTGGACCGGTCTGGCCGTGCTGTGCGGCTTGGCGCTGCGGTCGTGGGGCGGCTGCGTCCTGTTCGCCGTGCTCGCCGTGGCCAGCGCGGCCGCCTCGCGCACTGGAGCTGGCGACGCCTGATCGGCTGGTTCGCCGCCCGCGGCGTCTGGGTCGCAGCCGCCTGCATACTGCTGACCGGAACATACAACGCGAGCACGCCCGACTACCACTGCCCGGACAGCCGCGCGGCCCGCGCGGCCTCGGCCACCTGGCAGTGCCGGTGACCGGGCGTACGCCAACCCCAGGAGGAGACCGCGTGGACAAGATCGGACAGGGCGACCCACCGACATTCGAGGAGGTGGTCGAGTGGTACGCCACCGTGCGCACGACACTGCCCGTGCTGACCATGCAGTCCGGCGACACCGACGCGGGCGACGCCATCGAACGCCGCCGACACACCGAGGGCCGCACCTGCGCGCGCTGCTCCTCACCCGCCGGACCCGCGGTGGTCGGCCGGTACGAGAACGACGTCGACCGGCTCATCGACCTGTGCCCCGACTGCTTCCAATGGATCAGAGAAGCCGCGGCAGACACCGACCACCACCCCGACAACGAGGAGATGCTGGAGCCGTGAGCCCTCTCATCGACCCCAGGCCGCGACCCGGAGTCCCTGACATCCCTCAGCGGGTCGACGTCAACGGCATCCCTTTCCCCGGCACCTACTGGGCACTCTGGGACACGGACGGCAACCTCCTCGCGCACATCGAAACGCCCGTCGTGACGGCCGACTGGGCTCTCCGGATGCTCGGCTGGGACGGCTACACCAAGATCACGCTCGGCGAGTTCATCGGCGACAAGTGGGAGCGATTCCGCGAGGCCTACGTGACCGGCGCACCGACCGACTTCGCGACATGGGGGCCAGCGACATGATCGATAGTCCTCAGCTGAAGCTCACCCGCACGCTCGCCGTCACCTTGGGCGACATCACCAAGGTGCTGCGCGTCATGCACGTCGTCGCCACACAGGCGAGCTACGGTCCGATCGCGCTCTCCGTCCCGGACGGACCGTTCCGTCTCGTGGCGTCCGAGAAGGTCGAGATCACCTTCCGCGCGAAAGGGACCGACTACGCCGACATGCTCCCGGCCATCCACGCGGACAGCGTGCCATACACCAAGATCCGGTTCGGCGAGCAAGACACCAAGGCGATGCTCGGAAAGGTCGAACCAATCCTCCGCCAGCACGACACCGCATGTCTGATCACCTTCCTGCTGCTGCGCGTGCCGGTCGCCGCGCTAGCGTTCGACGACGAGGACGAGTGGGAGAAGGACGAGGAGCACAGCTACTCGCGCAACGGCACCAACGTGATCGCGATCAAGCCGAAGCCACTGCCGCCCGAGGACTACGTCGGCGGTGACGCCCCGTGAAGCGACCGGTCCCGCTGCTCCTCGAAGTCGAAGGCGCCGGCCTCTACAACGGCTGGAACGTGAAGCTCAACGGCGTCCCGATGTACCACAAGCCGTATGACGGCAGCGACGACGAGGAAGCCGCTGAAGAGTTCCTCACCGCGCTCGGCGCGCTGATCCGGCGCGAGGCTGGCTACCCGCTCCTGGAGGATGGGGATGACCATGGCTGATTTGGGCGCTTTCCTGACCGCCCGCTACGACGAGCGCCAGTACGCGGCCGAAGCGGCCGAACGCACGGGCCGGTGGGAAGACCTGGCGTGGCCCGGCTCGTACGGCATCATCGAGGCGGTGGCGACCGAGCACATCCTCGCGTGGTCGCCCAAGTTCGTGCTCGCCGACATCGCGGCTAAGCGAGACATCCTGAACCACTGCCAGGTGATGGCCGCGCACGCGGTGCCAGGTTCGGCCATGGCGCAGTTCTGCAAGAACATCCTGCGCGCCGCCGCCGCGCCGTACGTCGAGCATCCCGACTTCCAGCCCGAATGGAGCGTGGCCTGATGCGGGTGGGTCTCGGGTTCGGATTCGGGCCGCTGCGTTTCTACATCCCCCTCGCCAGCACCAGACGCCGCAGACGCAGACACCGTGTCCGGTACTGGACGCACCCCGGCTGCCCGGTCCGGCACCAGCGCGAGGACACCGCCAACAGCTGCGCACGGAGGATGAAGTGACGACCTGGCAACTTGTGATCTGGATCGTCGTCGGCGTCAATACGTGCGGCACGTTGTGGCTGGTCGCGTCGTGGATCGCCGTGTGGCATGACCGGCGTCAGGTGCGCCGGGCTCGGCGGAGGAAGCGACGTGAAGACCGGGCCCGGAGCTGGCGCGTGAGGAAGCTGCAACGCGAACTAGAGGCTCACAGGAAGCTGGAGACGAATGACTGACGCCCGGGACGACGCGTACACCGCGCTCGGGCGGCTGTTCCGGCCGGCGGTCGGCCGCGCACTCAGCGAGGACCCGGCGTTGATCCGCGAGACCGCGGCCAAGCTGGACGCATGGGCCGACGAAGTCGAGCGCCGAGCGCTGGGGTGGGCATGGCCGTACTTCAAGAAGCAGCACACCGACAGCAAGGAGACGTGATGGCTATCTGGTCGCGCCGCGAGCGCTCCATCAACTACGTCGAGTACACCGTCCCCGCTGGCGTCCTCGGCGCCCCGTGGGGGCAGGTCTCTCTCGCTCTTGACGCCGCCCTGGACGACGTGCGTCGCGAGGAGGGGCACGATTCCCTGTGGGAGCCATCAGACGACCGGATCCGCATCCTGCCCATGGACGACGAGATCGTGATTCGTTTCGAGAAGCAGCCCCGATCAGCCGGCGAGGAGATGTAGTGAGCTACGAGCTGCCACCGGTTGGTGATTTCGCGGAGCAGATGAACGCTGCGGCCGGGCCGCTCAGGCGCATGTCCGCGATCATGGCCCAGATTGCGTCCTCGGCGATCCCTGTCGATGTCGCGTGTTACTGCCTGTGCTCGATTTATGAGCCGCATCAGTGTGGTGGTTGGCGCGGTGATGGGCTTGTGCGTGAGGTGCCGGGGGGCAAGCTGTTCGGTAAGCAGTTGCCTGTGGTCGAGGTGCCTGTGTGTGGTAGCTGCGATGGCGTGGCCGTGCGCAGGGTGTAGGGGGACTCACCCGAGGCCCCTTGACAGGCGGGCAAGCATGGGGTTGGCTGGACACCCACACCCAACACACTCTCCGGAGGCCACACGACAATGGGCATGCGGACGGAAGACATGCAGATCCGGCTGCACTACGCCGCGATAGCGGGCAGGCAGGCCACACCGGAGACGATCCACCGGTTCGAGGCCGTGGTCAGGTTCGGCGCCTACTCGCCCAACCCGGTCGACAAGCACATCCCGTACGAATGCCCGCTATGCGTGGCAACCGCCCGAAACCGCCCGAAACCCCGCACGGCGGCGCCCCCCACCGCACCGGTAAGCCGCCCTCCCGCTGACGAAGGACTGACATGACCACACTCGACCTCACCAACCTCACCCTCGCCAAAGGCGGACACGCCGGCCTCGCCGTCGGCGCGTGCCTCCTCGAAGCGGCCTCGTACATGGCCGGCGAAACCTGGTCCGACCACCCGGAATGCGTCTGCACCGTCCTGGGAACATTCGGCCGGAGCCTGAACGACGTGCTCCCCGACGACAAGCGCCAGGCGCTCAAGCAGTTCCTCCCGGCAACGCACGAGGAGCTGGCTGCGGCGACGGACGAGCAGCGCGGCAAGTGGATCCTCGGCACCGCTGGTGACGGGCATGCCGAGGCGCGTTCGTACATGGCGTTGGACTGGCTGATCCGCGTGTATCTGCCGACGTGGCTCGCGTTGACCGAGCGGGTTCCGGCGTCGGTGGCGCAGTCGATTCGGGAGCTGCCGCCGATTGTGGATCTGGAGTCGGCGCGGAGCGCCGGCGTGCTGGTGCGCGATGCCCGCGATAAGGCGGCCGCCGCGGGGGCCGCCGCGGGGGCCGCCGCGAGGGCCGCCGCGAGGGACGCCGCGGGGGACGCCGCGAGGGACGCCGCGAGGGACGCCGCGGGGGCCGCCGCGAGGGCCGCCGCGGGGGCCGCCGCGTGGGACGCCGCGAGGGCCGCCGCGAGGGACGCCGCGAGGGCCGCCGCGAGG